TCGCATGATAGCACATCCTGTCAAGCAGCGTGAAGGGGGGCGATGACGTGGGTTGCACCGTAAGCATCTCGGAACACGAGCGGCTGCTCGGCGCTACGGGGCACCTCCAGGAGGAGGTTCCCGCGGAGGTGGCGCCCGGCGTCCAGCAGGGTGGAGCGCATGAACGAGACCGCCGCGTACTCGACGCGGCGGACCCCGGAGACCTCATCGCCGGGGGAGCGGCGGACGTGGGCGCGCAGCTCCTTCACCGTGGTGGCCGTCTCCTGGATGGGGTCCTCGATGTGGTACTCGTGCCATCGCTCCGCGCTGGTGTCAGGCGCAGGCCAGAAGAATCCCGGGTCGATGGACCAGAACGTGACCGGCCCGAACGAGCAGGCGAACCCCGTCGGGGTGCGCCCCATGAGCAGAAGCTCGTCGGCGTCGTCCGCAGCGAGCGCGGCGATGGTCCGCAGCGCGGCGCCGGGCAGGTGCAACACCATCGGCTCGCCCAGCCAGGTGAGGTCGGACGGGAGGGGCTCGACCGCCACCTGGTAGGGCGTGGCGGCCACGATGTAGGGCGGCTCCACCCGGAGGCACCGCATCGACGGTCGTGAGTGCTCGGCCTGGGCGATGGAACCGAACCGGGCTATGAGCTCCTGGATGGTGCCCCTGGGGAGGGAGAGAGCAGGAACCCATAGCCCCGGTCCGGCCATCTCGGAGGCCGGGACCCCCGAGACCATCGTGACGTTCGGGTCGTTCACGAGCTCGGACCAGGTGAGGTGCGCCACCCCGCGGCCCAGCGGCGTGGGGACCGTGTAGCGCACGAGCGCCCAGGTGGTCCGGTCGAGCTTGGTCGAGAGGGACAGGAGGACCGACATCTCGCGGTCCTCGGCGAGGAGGTAGACGCCCGCCTCGGCGGGGACGGCACGCTTGCCCCCCAGCAACTCAGCGACGTGAGCGAAAGTAGTCATGCGACCCCTGACGGCACCGCCCCCATCGCGGCTTCACGGGTCTCAAAGAACTGGACCGGCCCGTGCAGGGCCTTCTCGGCCTCGCGGGCCCGACGGCGCTTGACGCCGACGACGATGGCGGGCCCCATCAAGATGACTTCCAGCACACGCTTCTGAACGAGCAGCAAACCCAGCCACCACAGGTCAGCGCCCTGGGCGACCAGCCAAATCCGGGACAGCGATACCATCCCTCCACTCCTCCTCGCCTCGGGAAACCGGGTTGTACCCGACGAGGACAGGCTACGCCTCGAACCTAGGTCCGTCAAGCAGTCTGGCCGGAAACGGGCCGAGAAGCCCGAAAAGGACGGGACTTCCCGAAAAGACCATTCCGAATGACTACCGGACATCACCCACCCCCCACTCGAACGCAACTGTCAATAGGTCTGACCAGCATCTTTGGGCCCGATTTCGTTGCCCTCTCGGCAACTCGAAACCGATGACCGCCGGTTGGGCATGACTCCCGGTTGGGCACGCCCAACCCGCAGTCAATGACCCGGGGACACATGGGAGATGCCTTGCACCAGAGACCATGACCGCCGAACAAACCGCGCCAGGAGGGCTGAACGGCGTTCAGTTTCTGAGAAGCGACCAGGGCAGATGCGCGGAAACCGCTCAGGAGCTCCGAAACGGGTCCTCCCCGATGCGCTCGGAAAATACTTGTCCGTTTTCGGCAGGCCCCTGACCTGCGCCGATGGAAGATGAACATTCGGTGAACTCTGTTCGCCCTGGTCAATCGGGTGGAGTACGGGCACGCTGCCCGGAACGCCGCACAAACACGTTTGTGCTGGTCAGAGGCTTGTATGCGCCGACGCGAAACCCCTCTGACCTGCGGTTTTGCTCCAGCGCGAAACCCCCAAATCGGCGGGTGACAGGGTGCTATGCTTTCACCGTGCGAGCAGGAGCGCGGGAGCTCCTGCCGGGAGCGAGGAGGAGGCGAGGACGATGGCGGCGACGAGGAAGGCGGCGCGGGCCCCGAAGAACAAGGCACGCGCGCGTAGGGCGCGTCCACTCGTTCGGGTGACCGGGGCGCTGGGGTCCAAGGACCTGGGCGCCGTAGCCCACAAGTCGCTGGACGCGATGGGCCACGAGGTCACCTACCTGGACGGCCGCGGCTACGGGAAGATGCTCGCCCGCCAGCTCGCGGAGACCTACCAGGACGCTGGGTTCCGGGTGACCGGCTCAAGCGCCCACGGGTACGTGGTCGAGGACCGCTACGGGGTGCGGGGACGCATCGACGTGGTGGACGAGGTTGGCCCGTTCGGCCCGGTGGTGTCATCATGACCGAGCGGTGCTATAATAGAAGGTGTCGGGAGGAGGTGAATCAGATGAAGGCGACGAGCGAGGAGGCGCTGCGGGAGCTGCTCGACAGCATCGCGCAGGAGCTCGCCGAGGCCTACGCCCTGGTTGCCGACGCCGCGCAGCTCATGGCACACGAGCTGCCGGACGAGCGGCCGGAGGACGTGACCGAGGAGACGACCGAGCGCGTGGCCGCGACCGCCGAGCGACTGACGCTCATGCACCTGGCCGCGACCGCCCCGACCCCCGCCCACCTGTTGCAGGCGCTGCTGGAGGCGGCTGAGAAGCAGGGCACGGTGAAGGTCGTGCACGCGGAGGCCGAGGTCGCATCGGCGCTGACCGAGCTGAAGGGCGGCAAGCCCACGGCGGAGGTCGGCCACCCGGGGATGTACCTGTGACCCGGGCCGTGGAGGCGGGGCCCCTACGGGGGCCCCAGGAGGAGGAGGAACCATGAAACCGCTGAAGGGAGCCGAGCTCTGGAAGGCCATCACCACGGTCTCGCCCTACGCCCGGCGCATCCTGCTGTACGGGCCCCCTGGAACGGGGAAGTCCTACCTGGCCCGCGTGGCCGGGGTCCAGGACTCCGAAAAGGTCTACCCGGTCGCGGTCCACTCGGACCTGGCGGCCGTGGAGCTCCGGGGCCACTTCATCCAAACGAAGGACGGGTTCCGGTGGGTGGACGGCCCGGCCACGACCGCGTGGCGCAACGGCGGGCGTCTCGTCCTGGACGAGATTGACCGCGCTGGTGACGACGCTCTTAGCTTCCTGCTCGGGGTCCTCGACGACCACGAGACGGCGAAGCTGGTGCTCGGAACCACGGGCGAAATCCTGACGCCCCACCCGGACTTCACCGTCTGGGCCACCATGAACGGTGAGCCCGACGACCTGCCCGAGGCCCTGGCCGACCGCTTCCCGGTCACCATGGAGCTGAAGGCGCCGAACCCGGAGGCCTTCAAGTCGCTGCCCGAGGACCTGCGGCGCATCGCGCAGGTCATGGCCGAGGTGCCCTACGGGGACGCGGGCCACGTTCCGCTCCGGTGCTTCCTGGAGTTTGCGCGGCTGCGCGAGCACGTCGAGCACGAGCTCGCCGCGCAGGTCTGTTTCGGCCTGCAAGCCGAGGAAATCCTGACGGCCGTGCGGCTGGCGAAGGAGGTGGACAAGCGGTGAGGACGGTCGGCGTGTTCCTGTGGGGTCTGGCCTGGGGGGCGTTCCTGAAGGGGATGCTCACCGGGTGGAGGTACGGGAGGAAGGAGGAGCGATGAAGCTGAAGCAGAAGAAGCCGACAAGGACGGGCTCGCTGAAGCTGCGGCGCCGCAAGGGGAAAACGGCCGTGCGGCCGGTGCCTGGAGCCATCCCGCTCCGGGGCCGGAACAGCATGAGGCCGTGGACCATCAAGCACGCGCCCCAGCCCGCGACGAGCCTGCACGAGCACATCATGCAGGCGGACCTGCGGCCGGGGCCGTGTCCGGCGTGCGGCGAGGACCACCCGCGCGCAACCAGGCTGCACGAGATGGGCCACGTCGTGTGGACCCCGCTCAACTGGGCCGACCGGGCCCAGGCCAAAGGCCTGGAGGAGATGGTCACGCAGGTCTGCGAGGACGCGCGCCTGAACAGGCGCCACATCGAAGCCGGGGAGCGCGTCGGGCAGCTCATGTGCGCCGAGCAAATCAAGCAGCTCCTGATGGTGGAAGCGCTCACGAGCGACATCAAAACCATGGGGATGGCGGCCGTCGCCAGCCTGTTCACGGGCGATGAGCAGACGGTCCGCGAGGGCTTGCAGGAGCTCGTCGCCACGGGGATGCTCCCGGCGGAAACGCGCCGCAAGGTGGAGAGCATCATGGGCACCGCGGGGTCCTATCTCGACAAGCCGACCCCGACGTTCGAGACCGAAACCCTGAACCTGGCGCAATGGCTCACGCGAGAGCTGGCCGAGGCCCAGGCGGAGCACGAGGCCACGCTCGCCCGGATGGGCGAGGAGGCCGAGGCCGCCCGCGAGGGCGACGACGAGGAGAGCGAGGAGGGCGAGTACCTGGTCGAGAAGGACGGCGACAAAATCACCGAGGTCCGCGACGGTGAAGGGCTCTGGGGGGTCATGACCATGGAGTACCCCCGGCTGAAGCACCCGAACAACCTGCTGGCCCGGCGCACGGTCCAGCGCGATGAGGGTGTGCTGCCGATGCGCCCGGACCGGGTACTGACCGACGGGCGGATGTTCACCCGCAAGGTCCACCGCGCAAAGCTCGCGGTGCTCGTGGACTGCTCGGGCAGCATGGGCTGGACGCCCGAAACGCTGCACGACTTCCTGAAAGCCCTCCCGGCCACCACGGTCGGGTACTACTCGGGGTCCTATGACAGCGGCGGGCCCGGAGTGCTGCGAGTGGTGGCGGACCGCGGCCGACGCTGCGACGACGAGTACGCGTGCCAGCCCCACGGCCACGGGAACGACGTGGACGGCCCGGCGCTGGCCTGGCTCGGAGCCCAAAAGGCCGACATGAAGCTCTGGGTCTCGGACGGTGGTGTGACCGGGGCCGGAAGCACCGCGGACCTGCGCCGCGAGACCAAGCGGCTCATGAAGGCGGGCCGCATCCAGATGGTGCCCGACAAGGAGACGGCGATGGCCGTCGCCCAGGGGAAGCGGGCGTTCGAGCCCGGACGAGGATTCCACGAGAGGTGAGAGGAGTGAAAAAGAGACGTAGCTGGAGGATGCTCACGACCGCGGAGCTGGCGCGGCTGAACGCCGATGCCCTGGCGCACGGCCGCCATGCCGCGCCGCCCGGCCTGTTTTCGGACATCGAACCCGGCGGGATGCACCTGGTCTACCAGGAGTTCCTGCGGACGGCCGACGACCCCCGTAGCACCTGGGTCTGGCTCGTGATGGTGAGCATGGTGGACGAGAGCGCCGCGAGCGTGGCGCTGGAGGTGGAGGAGGCGGACATCGGCACCGGGAAATGGGTCGCCATGGCCGCACTCCCCGAAATCGCACGGCGCGACCATCACCCGATGGTCCGCCGCGGAGGAGGTGGAGAACCATGAAGGCCGCGACCATGACCCGCCAGGACGCGGCGCTGCTGCTGGCGATGGAGCTGGAGGGCCTGCTATCGCGGGCCGAGGAGCTCCTGGCGGACCTGTTGGAGGTCGCCGAGGGGACGGGGCAGCCGCACACCAACGTCACCACCGGATTGAACCTGTGGGGCCGGGATGCCGACGGTTTCGGGCGTCAGGCCCGAATCCTGCTGGAATCGGTGTTCCCCGACCCGAACGTCCACGTCGCCCCGAGCTGCGAGGCCGATGAGGCCTGACGCGCCGGGCGGCGGAAACCAGGGCCGGGAAGCTCTCCCGCTGTTGCCTCCTCCGGCAACCCGGCCCTGGGCCTCTGTAAAGATGCAGGTCAGAGGCGTTGTCATTATGGCACAGGAGTGCTATAATATAGGTGGAGGGGGAGAGACCCCCAGAGGAGATGAGGACCATGAAGGCGAGGCGTCAGGACCGAGCGGCCGGGATGCGCCACACGGGCGCCGCGGTCAAGGGCCGCGGAGGAGCCATCGGCGACCTGGGCCCCCAGACGGTCCGCGAGTACCTGGCCGGTGAGTGGGTCGAGTACGTGCCCACCAGGTTCGAGGTTCGGCACCACCGCAAGGAGGGAGACCGATGAAGCAAGCCCTATGCCGGAAGTGCAACGGCCGCGCCGTGTACGTGGACCGCGACTGGGAGCTCCGAGGCAACGGGCGCTCCGGCTGGACGCGGGTTCCCGCGGCCCCCGGCTGGAGGCACATGGAGGACATCACGCCGCGCCACCGGGTGCGGCTGGAGGAGGGAGCACGATGACGCGCTACGGGGAGCTGTACCTGTGCAGCTACTGCCACGAGGAGGGCGTGGCCGGTGAGGACCTGGAGGAGCGGCACGACCGCTACGGAATCTACGCGGGCCTGTGGCACGAGAAGTGCTGGAAGCAGCACGGCTACGCCGGATTCACGTTCGACGAGGGCTACGCCGGGGAGACCCTGGAGGAGGAGGACTACTGATGCTACACGTCGTGGACCCGAAGCAGGCCGGGGAACGCCTGCGGGAGCAGAACAACGGACAGAGCTGGCGCGACTGCGTGGCCGCCGGGCTCGGGCACCTGTGGGTGCGGAGCCATGTGACCGAGGACGCAACCTACTGGCGGTGCCGCCGGTGCCCGGTGGACACCCGGACCGCCCATGGCCGCGACCCCAAGCCGCCGCGCACCCTGAGAGCGGCATGAGGAGGCGGCTGAGATGGCGTATGCGCGCCTGGTCGGAGGGGCCGAGGGCCCCGTGATGGATGTGAACGAGCTGTTCGGCCGCGACCCGGCGGGGATTCCCCGCTGGGTCCGGGTCCAGACCCGTAGCGGCGCCTGGGTGGCGGGCTACGTGGCCGAGTGGTTCGACTGGGAGGAAGGGGAGGAGGCGGCCTGATGCTGACCGCGTTTCAATGCGCCATCGGCGCATACCAGACCGAGGGCGGGGAGCTGCTCTGCGAGAGCTGCTTCCGAGGCGGGGACGCGTATGCGCGGCCCGTGAGCAACTACGCCCTGGACGAGTGGCAGGTCGAGAGCTCGCGCGACGAGTACCCGGACTGCGAGTGCCTGGAGGCGCTCCGGTGCGACGACTGCGGGGAGGAGCTGAACGAGGCGTACATCGACGAGGACTGCGACCACGGGGAGGAGCCGGACCCGCACGAGCTGGCCCGGCGCGAGGTGGAGGGAGCATGACCATGAAACGACCCTGGAGGCTGGAGGTGCTGGACCGCTACGGCAAGGTCCGCACCATGAGCTACACCAGCGAGGGCGCGGCCCGGAGAGCCGCGCACCTGGAGCACGACCTGGGCGCAAAGGCGACCCGGGTGTACCGCCGACTGGAGGAGGAGGACTACCGATGAAAACGATGAGGCTGACCGGCTACTGCACCATCCGGCTGGACGAGGTGGTCGAGGTCGAGGACGACTTCGATGACCTGGCCCGGGAGCAGGTTTTCAACGAGACGGTCGAGGACTACTGGAACCACGGGGACCTGGCCGACTACGAGTACAACTACGAGCTCCTGAGCGACTACCAGGACGAGGAGGAGGAGGAGGAGGAGGAATGAAACGCGCAGACCTGAAGCTGGGCGTCCGCTACATGAAGTCGGCGCCCCAGAACCGGAGCACCGTGGCGAACGGCGGCTACACCTGGCACATGGAGGTGGTCGAGGTCCTGGACCTGACGCCGGTGCGGGCCCAGTACGTCACATCGTGGGGGAGCCGCTCCCATGTGGAGGGCGACACCGACGAGGAGCGGGCCGCGAACCTGGTGAAGTCGCTCTCCGGCAAGGCCTACGGCGAGCCCGTGAGCTCGGTGGTCGTGCGGGCCTGGCGGGTCCAGGGCTACAAGGACGGCGCGCCCCTGGACGAGCCGCGCGTCGAGACCTGCCCGCTGTCCAACATCATCCCGATGACCTACGAGGAGTGGCTCGCCACGCGCGAGGAGCACCGCCGCGCGACCGAGCTGCGCCGCGCCGAGGCGGCGCGCCAGGCGGAGAAGAAGGAGGCCCGCGAGAGCGTGCTTCTCACCGCGCACACCGCGCGGGTGGACCGGCTGAAGGAGCTGGCCCCCGAGCTCGTCGGCAACGAGCTGCGGACCGAGCGGCCGGTGGTCATCCTGCCGCTGGAGGTGGCGGAACGACTGCTGCTTCACGATACCTCGTAAAATCCTGCCTCCCGCAGGGAAAAACGACTCGCGCCCTAGGGGCCCCGGTTTTCCGGGGCCCCTTTTTTTGTCTCCATCCATCCATCCATCCATGCAGGCCGGGGGCCTGTGCGATTTCACGAGGAGGGTTCCTCGTGCCAGGTACGCCCCCCGCGCGGGGTTGCGAACACCATCCGACCCCCGTACCCCCTTGCGACATCCATGCGACAGACCATGAACACAGGCCTCTGACCTGCACGTTTGTGTGCGCCCTGGTTGTGCAAGGACTAGGTGAGGTGGGTGCGTGATGAGTGCATGAAAATAGGCTTGACACCCCTGCCCCCAGAGTGCGCGCCCCATGCAGGGGAGTACCCTCCCCTTGCACCTAGAACCCTTGCAGTACAGCGCAAACTACAGTCTCGCTGTAGTTCTGTGTGACCAGAGGTGGAGGGGGACAGGGCGACTGAGCGTATGCACACCCTTCACTTCCTTCACTTCTTTCACATGAAGGGCGGCTCACACCCCGAGGGGCTTGGGCCCTGCGCCCAGGGCGCCGTAAGGGCCCATTCTTCTTCAGCGTGGGGGGAATGAGGAAAGAACATACGAGCAGCGTTGCTATGCAACGTCTGCGAGTTGAGGCACGCTGTTCTGTACACATAGAGCTGAATGTGTACCCCTAAGCTCGCTATGTGCGAGTTGTGCTACGAGTTCCTTGCTACCCCTTGCGTAGCAACGGCCCCAATAGGGGCCTGTTGCGTAGCAACGTCTTTGGGTACGTTCCTGTGAGGAACGAAGAACGCCCGGCCTGTGTAGGAGGGCTTCGGAGGGGGCTTCGGCTGGCGGGGCTTTTTTGCCCCGCCGCTCCGCCCCTGGGGGGGGGCGAGGCTCCCCGGTGCGGGGGGCCTGTCGGGCCCCCGAGGCAGCCCGAGTATGAACCCCCCTGTCAAGGCGAGCTACGGGAATGCCTGCGCTGCTTCATCAACAGGACCGAAATGGTCCATTGGCCCATTCCCCGGACCCGCAGGAAACCTGCGTCAGAGGAACCGGCGTTTTTCGCTCATCCCGCAGAACGGCAGGAATCCCGCGTCAGGTCATTCGACCCTTTCGGTCCATTCCGCAGAATGGCCGGGAACCTGCGTCAGACGATTTGGGCGTTTGGCCCCATCCCACGGAACCGCGTGAAAGTTGCGTCAGGGAGAACGCCCCAAGATGGCGGAATACCGCCATCCTCAGCCCTTTTCCCAGGAAGGCCGGAATCGGCAGAACGGCCTGAGAGCTGCGTCAGCCCATTCGCAGTTTCGCCCGATTCCGCAGAACCGCGCGAAAGCTGCGTCAGCCAGTTTGCGGTTTTGCCCCATTCGGCAGAACCGCAGGAAAGCTGCGTCTGCTCCACGGGCCAAGTTGCCCGTTTCCGCAGAACGGCGAAAAAGCTGCGTCAGTCCCCTGCCATGGGCCTGAGTACGGTGAAATCGGGCTGCTCCATGCTCGGAGGGGTTCCATGAGACCCCTCCGGCCAGACCTCTCTGATGAGGTCGTTTCCCTCTATGCGGATGGAGGCGTCGAGACGGTGGCTACGGCAGACCCTCTGGAGCTCGACCAGGAGCTCGGGCTTGTTTCCGGCCACCACGAGGGGAACCTTCACCACGGCGTGTGCGCCGCACTCACCACAGGCCTGCCAGGACATCTCCTGCTCCAAGGCGACCAGTTCAGCCCAGATGTGCTGGGTGACCCACTCTGCGGGAGCGTGTTCCAGGTGGCCGTTGGTGCTCTGTGACGAAGCCAGGAGCACGTTCACCTCGGCCAGGAGCTCCTGAGTGCCGTAGCCGTTCGCTACGGCCAGCGCGTCCACGATGCGGTACAGCTTGCTGGCAGACGGCTCCCGCTCGTCAGAGAGGTAAGCCCCTAGCGCGGTACGGCTCACACTCGCTGCCTCGGAAAGCTTCTCCGCGGTTAGGTCTGCCCGCACCATCAGCAGCCGGAGCGCCTCCCCGAGTGTGCGGGGGAGCAGCTTCTTCTGCGTCATTCCCGACCCTCCTTGTCCTCTTTCTGGGTACATCGTACCGTTCCCGCCCGCAAACCGTCAATACACAACTAACCGCTACCTACCGTGCAGTATGACCGGGGGACAACATTGTGTGCATAGGAAAACCGTTTGGCAGGGCCTTCCGTAGCACGCTCGGGTGATTTCAACCCCCGGGGGGACCATCCTACTTGCATCCCGTCCGGTTCCGGTCCATACTGCCGGAAGTGGACAGAGCGCCCGCATCCGAGCAGGGCGCCTAGACCTGGAGGGGTCATGGGACGTGCCGCTGGTGACAGCAACCACTACACCTTCGCTCTCGTCGGCCCCGACGGGAAACCCCGCAAGGAGACCATCGAGATGGTCTCCGTCACAACCGTCATCAAGGCGGTCCTGGGTGGACCGCCACCTGAGTGGGGCTTCAAGCTCGCGGTGGAAGGCGTGGCCGGTCTCCTCGCTCAGGGGGTGGCACTCTACGGCCTCACGCCGGACGAAATCAAGAGCCTCCTGAAAGAAGCCGACCAAACGCCCTGGGCCGTAAGGAACCTGGGCGGCATCCGCGGAACCAGGGTGCATGGGTTCCTGGAGGCGCTCGCCGCAGGGTCGCCCGCGCAGCCGGAGGACGGCTACGAGCGGGCGGTCTACGAGTGGTTCCACGAGCACGTCGCCGAAGTCGTTGCGTCGGAGCTGGTCGTGTGGTCCATGCGCTACGGCTACTGCGGCACGATGGACCTCCTCTACTACACCCCCGCTGGCCTCCTGGTCCAGACCGACCTCAAGACCCACAAGCCCAAGACGCTGAAGAAGCCCGCCAACGACGGGGACCTCTTGCAGCTAGGGGGCTACGAAATCGCCTACGAGGAAACCCATTCCGAGGCCATCGACCATTCGACGGTCCTCTGCGTGACCGAGGACGGTCGCGCCCTGGAGGACTTCCGTGGAGGGCAGCGTGAGGCGTTCCTCTCGCTGCTCGACCTGTACCGCCGCTTGCGCGGCCAGAGCGCCTGAGAGGGGGTGCAACATGGCAGAAATCCAGGACGGCTACACCATGACCGTCAAGCGGGGCCAGGACCTGCTCACCATCCAGGGCGTCACCTACGAGTCCTTCGTGAGCAACGTCAAGGCCTTCTTCGGCCCCCAGGCCGATGAGGTGCTGGCAGCGTGGCGGCCGATGGCTTTCGCTGAGAAGGTCCTCACCGAGCAGGAGTCCAACGGCGACCCCTACGCTCACGAGGGCCACAAGCCTCAGCCGAAGCCGCAGGCCAAGCCCAAGACCGAGAAGAAGCCGTTTTCCGGGGAGATGAAGAACCCGGATGACGCAGCCACCGAGAACCAAAAGGACTTCATCTGGAAGGTGGCGAAGGCCCAGGACCTCGGACGCGATGAGGTGCTTTCCATCGCAACGCAGGTCGCAGGGTTCGGCGTGAGCTCGCTGAACGAGCTCACCAAGCGTCAGGCCTCATCGGTCATCGACGCCATCAAGCAGGGGAAGTGACCATGCGGGTATTCCCGGGGCTCCATGAGGTAGGCACCCTCTCGAAGCTGTTGCGCGACAACGACTACGAGAAGATGTCCCGCGCTGAAACGCGGGACTGGCTCATCCGGTTCTGCGCCTACTACGACGCGGTGCTCGTGGTGCTCATGGAGCTCCAGACCGCAAAGGCGCTGGGCAACGCGCCTGGTGTCGTCAAGGTCCTGGACTCCCGTGTCCAGCCCCTCCTACGCGAAATCCTCATGGAGGACCCGTCATGACCAAAACAGCGTCCGAAGCTGTTGCGTCAGAAGTCTGGATGGACGAGGCCGCCTGCGCCTACGGCGTCAAGGCCGAGCTGTTCGGGCAGCGGGTCCTCGACGAGGACGGCAAGCCGGTGATGTCCTACGAGGAGTTCACCGTGTTCGTAGACCGCTTCTTCTTCGGCGGGCACGACGACAAACCCTCATCAGGGGATGAAACCCGACGCCTGTTGCGTGCGGTTCGTGAGTGCCTGACGTGCCCCGTGAGGAAGGAGTGCCTCCGCTACGCCGTCGCCGAGGACAACAGCCTGCGGAACGGCATCTACGGCGGAACGACGAAATGGGAGCGCCAGACGGTGCTCCTGAGTGCCCTTTTCTCCCACCTGAGCAAGGCCGAGCGGCTCCGCATCCTAGAGCGCCTGGTCGAAGCGAAGGCGCTGGGGTGGGCGCACCTTTCGGTCCCCTTGGACCACGCCGAGCGCGCTCTGCGCGCGTTCACGGATGAGGAGTGGGAGGCCTACGTCACCCGCTCCGAGCAGCTCGATGACGAGCTTGAGGAGGTGGCCTAGATGAGCACCGAGATGGTCGCGTCCTGCCTGTCAGAGCTGAACGTGACCCTGAAGGGCCTGCGCGAGCAGCTCCGGGAGCTGAACAAGCACCTGGACGACCTCGACCGCGCAACGACCGAGACCCAGCAGGAGCTGTGGAAGGACGGCATCGAGAGGACCCGGGCGGCCAGGGAACTGTTCGCTGAGGGGAAGAACAAGCCCGAAGGCCCCAGCGTGCGGTTCCCTGACCTCGCAGAGCGCCTGGCATCCCACGCGGCCAAGTTCCACATCGTGCCCGTGGACCCCAGGCACCTGACCGAGGAGGAACGGGACCGTATGCGCCGCCATGCCGAGGCGCATGGCCGGGAGGACTGGGGCGAGGCCGCATGAGCACCCCCCAGGCCCGCGCGAAGCAATGGGGCTACGAGGTCGAAAAGGCCTGCGAGAGAGAGCTCGGCAAGGTGTTCTGGGGCCTGAAGCGCATGGGCAGCGTGGCCTACAAGAAGGCCGCCGCTGACCTGGTGCGGCCCGGCGTGCCGCCCATCCTCTACATGGTCGTGACCAGGGACAAGCGCAACCCGCTCCTGGTGACCATGAGCGTGGAGGACTTCATGGACCTGCTCACCCGGTCCGACGCCATGAAGCGTTCCGTCGCAATCCAAGTCAAGGGCAGGGAGCGCACCTGGATTGGCACCCTGTACCACGAGCTCAGGAAGGCAAAACCATGACCGAGATGATGTTCGGCGCCATCGTCGCCCTGCTGGGCGTGTTCGTGGGCGGCGGGCTCGTGATGGCCGTTTTCGACCGCTTCCGCGAGGAGGACTGATGGAGGCCCTGCTCTTTGTGGCCCTCGCAGCCCTTGTGGTGTACGGGGTCTGGGAGAAGTACACGCCGAGGAGCTTCCGGCGGTGACTGCCTTGGAGCGCGTCCTCGACGCCCTGGAGAGCAGGGGCCTGGCCCGTGGACGGGCCTGGCGCTGCCCGGCGCACGACGACAGGGGCCCCTCCCTGTCGGTGCGCGAGGGGGAGGACACCGTGCTCCTGTATTGCCACGCGGGGTGCACGCTGCGGGAAATCCTTGCGGCGCTTGACCTCACGTTGGACGACCTGTACGAGGAGGGGGCCTGGCGCGGCGGGTCAGCCTCGGAAACGGCGCATGACGCCCCTTGGGCCCGGTATGTGCCACCCCCTCCTCCGTCTGGCTACATCGTCATCGACGGTGAGCGCACCTGGACCGACTGGCGCGACGTGGAGTACGAGCAGGAAACCCGCTACGTCGCATCGCCTTCGGTCACGATGGTGGAGAAGCTCTACCCCGAGCTGCGCTGGCTGACGCAGCACCCTCTCGACGTGCGGGCGTGGTTGTGCTCAGGAGCACACCTCGCCTGGCTCCAAAGACGATTCCCGGAGGTGCCCTCGTGGGCCTGGACGACCTTGCAGACGAGCTCGTAGCAGCCATCCCTGACGGCGGCTACCTGCGGCGCTACGTGGAGTACGGGTGGCGCTCGACGATGAGCCCTCCCGAGTTCCACCTGGCGTGCGGGCTGACCCAGATGGCCGTGCTCATGGGGAACAAGGTCCTCATCCGCGGCCCCGGGGCGAAGCTCTACCCGGCCCACCTGTGGGTGGCGATGGTCGGCCCCGCTGGGGCCGCCCGCAAGAGCTCCGGCATCAGCCTTGCCACCTCCATGCTCGACACCTCGATGGGCGACTCTCTGGCGTTCGCCGTGGACACCACGAGAGAGGCGCTATGGACTGCGCTGCAAGAGCGCCCCTACGGCTACATGGTGTGGAGCGAGTTCGCGGGCTTCCTGGCCCGCGCCAAGACCGAATACATGGGCGGCATCAAGGAGGACCTGTGCGAGTGGTGGGACAGCCCGCCGATGGCACGGCGGCGCCTCCAGAAAGCCGAGTACCTGGTGCGGCAGCCCGCCATGAGCGTCATGGCCGGTGCCGTGCCCGAGCGCCTGGTGGACCTCATCCAGGAGGCGGACCTCCACGGTGGGTTCTTCTCCCGGTTCCTGTTCATCACCCAGGTCACGCCCGTGCCCTACCGAGGGCTGGAGTGGGACCCAGGACGCCGCGCCGAGCTCTCGGAGGAGCTCGCCATGCTGGCGCGTCACCCCGAGCTCGCAGCTCCCCACGCCAGGGTTGAGGTGTGGCTCGGTGACGCCGAGCGGAAGGTCTGGGAGGCCTATGACCAGGCCCTCTGGGAGATGCCCGAGTCCAAGGACCCTCTGACCAGCGGCTTCATGAGCCGCTGCGGGGTCCAGGCCCTGAAGCTGTCGTTCTGCTACGCCCTCGCCAGGGGCTCGTTGCAGCCCGAGGAGCAGGACGTGGTGAACGCCATCGCCTTCACCGAGTTCTGCCGCAAGCACGCCATGACCCTGGTGGAGGAAGCCGATGCCAACGGGACCCGTGTGGGGCAGACCATCCGCCGGGTCCGGGACAACATCCGCTCCCTCGCGGCGCGCACGCCCGAGGGCTGGGTGAAGCAGTCAGACCTGTTGCGCCGCAGCCACTTGAAGGCGCGCGACCTGGAGGAGTACCTGGAGACGATGGTGGACGCTGGCTCCCTGGAGACCAGGGAGGTCGGAACGGCCGGAGCGCCTCGGCGTGAGGTCAGGTTGCTCTGAAAGGCGGTGAGTGCAAAATGACCACGCATCCCTGCAAGAAGCTGGGTCGTCAGGCCCGGCGAGCCATCGCCCGCCTGGAGCGCCGACAGCGCGACTACGACCAGCTCATGAAGGACCGTTATTTCAAGGGGAACCAGGCGGGTTTTCACCGGCCGGGTTCGCTGAAGGGCGGGTGGTGACGGTGAGGTTCCGCGTCTACATCGCTGGGCCCATCACGCTGGGCGACCGCGAGGAGAACGTGCGGAAAGCGGCCAACGCGGCCCGCAAGCTCATCGAGGTGGGTTGCTACGCACCGCTCGTGCCGCACGCGCTGGAAAAGGTCATCCCGTCCGAGGAGTACCCCTGGGACGTGTGGCTGGACGTGGACGAGTCGTGGGTGGAGGTCGCCGATGCGGTCCTCCGCCTGCCGGGGCGCTCCAAAGGCGCCTGCCGGGAGGAGCGGTTCGCCCGCTCCCTCAACATCCCGGTTTTCCGCTCCATCAAGCAGCTACGGCGCCATTTCGAGGGCGACTACAAGGCCTGGGAGGCAAGATGACAGGAGACCCACGGTTCCACGCGCTGCTCCGCCGTCTGGGCGAGCTCCACGACCGCAAGCAGGAGGATTACGGGCGGGAGGGCGACCCCTTCGCCAACGTCCGCGCCTCCGAGGACTTCGGCATCCCCGGCTGGATTGGGTGCCTCGTCCGCATGAACGACAAGATGCGGCGGCTCATGAAGGCCGCCCGTGGCGGCACCCTGGCGAACGAGTCCGTCGAGGACTCGTTCCTGGACCTGGCCGTGTACGCCATCATCGGCTACATCCTGTACCGAGAGTCGTTGCAGGAGAACGAGGCTGACGAGCAGGCGAAGCCTGAGCTGCCTGCCGTCCTGGAGCTCCGGGAGGCCATGGCCCGCGTGTTCAGCGGCACCGAGGTCGTCTACCTGGACGCCCAGGACGACGTGGAGGACCTGCTCTACGCCGCCTACCAGGACAGCCACCTCGACGACCCGGGAGGTCACTCATGACCATCACCGCAGCGGATTTCAAGTACGTCAAGGACAAGCTGGCGCACGACATCGACTGCTCCATCTGGTGCGTCGATGGGGGCACCATGGCGTCCAAGCACCCCTGTGACTGCGGGGTGTTCGAGGCCGAGTGCATCATCGACGCGCTCCAGATGGAGCGCGAGCGGCTCCTGAACGAGCTTGCCATCGCCAAGTCGCTTGCGCTGCAAGCAGAGGCCCGTGAGAGGGGGTGTTGCTGATGTTCGACGACCTCCCCCTGATGACGGTCCCCGAGGCCGCGCGGATTCTCCGCGTCGGCCGGGACTTCCTGTACCGCGAGGTGCGGAGCGGCAAGCTCCGCGTGGTCCGCGTGGGACGCAAAATCCTGGTCCCCCGGCGGTCCCTGGACGAGTGGGTTGAAAGCCACATGGAGGCACCATGGCCGGTTGGGTAGCACAGATGGGCTCCTACGTGGTCGAGCACAAGGAGATTCGGCGCCCTAGCGGCCAGGCCTACTACACCCTGGGGGCCAACCCGAGCTTCTGCATCCACACCACCGAGGGCAGCACGGTCTCGGGGGCGTGGAGCACGCTGGCCGGGAAGTTCGCTGCACCGCACTTCATCATCGGCGAGAACCGCATCGTGCAATGCCGCCCGCTGAACGTGCAGGGTGCAGCCCTGCGGTCGCACAACGACCGCTTCATCCAGGTCGAGATGGTGGGCCACTCCAGCCTGGCGCTCTGGTTCCCCGCCGAGGCCTCTGGTGGGCCCCTCGTGGCGCTCACCAAGTACCTGCATGACCACCTGGGGGTGCCGCTCTACCGGCCCCCGGAGTGGAGCGACAAGCTCGCGGGTTCGTACTGGGCCTACGACAACCCCCGGCGGAAGGACCGCTACGCGCTCACCCGCAGGGGGGTCTACGGGCACCTCGACGTGCCCGACCAGAGCCCGACCTGGCATTGGGACCCGGGCTCCCTCGACTACACAGAGCTGTTCAGGCGGGTCGGTGGCACCACGCCGCCCGCCCAGGAGGACGAGATGACCGAGGAACAGAAAGAGATGCTCCGAGAGGCGCTCCAGAAGGCCCGCGCGGCTGTGGACGCCGTAGCGACCCTGGAGGTGGGCTTCGCGGACTACCGGCAGGGCGTCAAGGACGGCCTCGACCCCACCATCGCGGCGGACGAGACCAAGCCCGCGGCCTATCGGCAGGGGTTCCGTCTGGCCCGTCGGGCCATCACCGAGCCCACCCCGGTCGCGGGGGCGCCTGCCCCTGCGGCGCCGCACTTCCACCGGCTCCTGGCCCAGATGACCACGGGTGCCGAGGAGGCGGTGACGGCCTGATGGAGAACGTCGTCCTCCTCCTCGCCACCTTCATCACGGCGCTGCCTGCGCTCATCGTGAGCATCGCCGGGTGGCGCCGGGCGAGGGCGGCGCACCGGGAGGTTCTGTCGGCGAACGGTTCTACCACGGGGGTCGTGGTCGAAAAGGTCTACGAGGCAATCATAGACCAGAGTTTCGCCATCGACCGGCTGACCCGCGCCGTGGAGGCCTCGCTACGCGACAAAACGCCCGGAAACGGTTAGGCTGCAAGCAAGCAGGCGGGGTGCGGGCCGGGTGCCGCCATAGCGGCCCTCCTCCCTCCTCCCTGGCCCCCCCGCCTTGCTCCGTAGGTGTTATGAAACGAGAGGGGAAGGTTCTATTATGGACCAGGGAGCAAGGAAGTACGGACTCGCCGCGCTGCTTGTCGGCGGCGCGGTGAGCGCGGGTGAGTGGCCCATCGCCATCGGGGCGTTCGTGGTCTACGTCCTCGCCAACGTCTACCTCGCCCGCAAGGGCGTCCGCGAGGCCGAGGACTTCTGATGGACGGCCACGCGGAGACCAAGCGGACCCAGGGCCCGCGTGACCCGAAGGACCCCGTGGAGGCTCTGGCGCAGCTCCTCTCCGCGTGGGCAGTCATCATCCGCAACGACGAGGGTTTCCAGGCGGTGCTGGCTTCCGTCCCGCGCAACACGCGGCGGGAGCTGGCCCGCCGGTTCGCCACCCTCGTGACCAACCTCAGAGAGGAGGCGTGATGGCGACCTCCGAGCAGGAGCTCATCGAGCGCGCCAACCTCATGAACGTGCTCCGCGAGGAGAAAATCCGGGCCGAAATCGCCCACATCAGGGCTGACGAGGAGCTCGTGAAGCTCCAGACCCGCGAGCTGGCGAAGGACCTGCTGGACGACGACGTTGAGCCTGTGGCGCAACGCATCCTGCCGTTCCTGGGCCCGGTGAACGAGAAGAACGTCATGGCCGCCATGTACCACCTGGTGAAGATGGCCGCCAAGAACCTCGACCCCATCACCATCTGGTTCAACAGCCCCGGCGGCTACGTCGTGGACGGCCTGGCCCTCTACGACTACATCGTCGCCATCCGCGACGGTCGTGGCATCCCCATCACCACGGTCGCCCTCGGCGAGGCCGCTTCGATGGCAGGCATCCTCCTCCAGGCCGGGACGACCCGCCTGGTGGCTCCCCACGCCAGCATCCTCATTCACGAGGTGTCTGGCGCCTCCATCGGCAAGACCTCCGAGCTGGAGGACGAGCTGGCCTACACCAAGCGCCTCCAGAAGCGGCTGCTCAACATCCTCGCAGCCCGTAGCACCCTCTCCATGGCCCAAATCTCCCGTCGGTGGAAGAAAACCGACTGGTGGCTGGAGGCAGAGGAGGCTATCGAGCTCGGGTTCGCCGACGGCGTGTACCTGGGGTGCTGAGATGAACCAGCCCGCGCTCCGCTCCTGCCCCATCTGCGGGTCGGACTACGACCCGGAGAGGCTGGGGCTTCGGGACTACTCCTGGCTCACGGACACCCTGCCCGGCGCGAGCGACATCGACTTCGTGCTGGAGCAGAAAACCACCGGCCGGGTGCTCATCTGCGAGTTCAAGTCCGCCGGGGAGCACCTGCCCCTGGGCCAGAGGTTGCTCCTGAAAACCATGGTCCGCAAGGGTTGTGACGTGTGGGTGGTCTGGCAGCGCAAGGACCACAAGGTCCAGCGCGCCGCGATGAACGGGGCCGGAGGGCTCGGCCCCGTGGCAAGCCTTACAAGGCAACAGTTCTCACGTCAGGTGCAGGCCTGGTGGGACTCAGGACAGGTGGAGGAAGCCGCATGACCAAGATGACCCCGTTGGAGGCCTGGAAGGCCAAGTCTCGCCGCACCATCAAGCTCCGCTCCGGCGTGACCGTGACCGTCGAGCTCACGACCATCCGCGACGAGCTCCTGGCGGGGCATTTTCAGGGCCCCGTCATGGTCATGGCCCGGCAGATGGAGTCCAACACCTACGACGCCAACCACGACCTCACCGACGACGAGCTGAAGGCGTTTACCGAGCTCAGGGCGGTCATCATCGCCGCCACCGTGAAAGCGGTGGAAGGCGAGCCGGTTGAGCTCACCCTGGCCGACGTGCAGGAGCTGCCCCAGGACGACCAGGACGAGCTCTGGCTGTACGCCATGCGTCTGAAGCCGCTCCCAAAAGCCACGGCCTGACGCTCCTTGACGTAGCTCGTTTCGTCGCAAGCGACGACGCCGTGACGTATGCGGCACTCTGTCAGGAGTGGAACCTCGACCCCGCAGCGGAAATCGAGGACCCATGGCTCGCCATGCAGCTCCGCCTGGGCCTCTCCGACCGCCTGCAACGCAGGCGCCAGGAGCTCCAGGAGGACCCGGAGCAGCAGGAGACCATCAAGCGACAGGAGTACGCGGACCGGCTGGAACGGGCGCGACGGCAGCTAGGGGCGAAGGGCTGAAGTGGCAGGACTAGGCGGCGTCATCGGTTCATTCATGGGTGGTGGCGGCGCCATGGGCGGCGTCATCGGCCAGGTCATCGTCCGGCTGGGCCTCGACAACAGCCCCCTCCTCGCCGGTCTAGCGCAGTCCAAGACCGCGACGACCTCCACCGCAGCCCAGATGGAGGGCGCTGCGGCGACCTCCTCGAAGGCTATGACCTCCCTGTGGGTCGGCGCCGCGCTCGCCGCGGGCGCCGCCCTGGGAGCCTTTGCGCTGAAGGGGATGCAGTACGCCTCGGACCTGAACGAGTCCATGAACAAGGTCCGCAACGTGTTCGGGTCCGCAGCGGACTCCGTAATCGACTTCGCCAACGAGAGCGCCGTTTCCCTCGGCCAAACCCGGGGCGAGGCCCTGGACGCCGCTGGTTCCTTCGGCGCCATGCTCACCGCGATGGGGACGGCCGAGGACAAGGCCGCCTCCATGAGCGTCACGCTGGTGCAACTGGCCTCTGACCTGGGCTCTTTCTACAACATCGACCCGGCCTCCATGCTGGAGCGCCTGCGGTCCGGCCTGGCCGGTGAGATGGAGGCCCTGCGCCGCTTCGGAATCGTGTTGAGCGCCACCCGCGTGGAGGCGAAGGCCGTAGAGATGGGCCTGGCCGACATGGGGGACGAGCTCACCGATGAGCAGAAGCTCACCGCCCGGTTCGCTCTCATCATGCAGGACTCCCAGGCCGCGGCCAACGACTTCAGCGAGACGTTGGGCTCGTCCCTGCCGAACCAGATGCGTGTGGCCCGCGCGCAGGTCGTGGAGCTCTCCATGGCCCTGGGCGAGGGCCTGCTGCCCATCGCTCTCGACGTGCTGAAGGCCGCCAACGGCCTCATGGTCATCCTGAAGCCCGTAGCGCAGAACGCTGACACCCTGTTCAAGGTCCTCGTGGCCTACATGGCCCTGAAGTTCCTTCCCTCCCTGATGTTCACGACGGCCATGGGGCTGGAGCGCATCGGCCTGACGAGTGTGGCGGCGGCCGTGGGCACCGGGCGGTTCAACGTGGCCCTCGCCAGCATGGGCACGCTCGCCCGGACCGGCCTCGCTGCGGCCATCCTCGCAGCTTTCACCATCCTGCCCCAGGTCCTCAGCGCCGCAACGACTTCTGCGAGGGAGCTGGCGTCGGAGCTCAAGGTTCCCTTGCAGCTCATCGAGGACATCGAGGATGTCATGGGCAACGTCGGGCCGGTCTCGACATACCCCGGGTGGGGGGAGTACCTGGGCGACATCGCCTCTCTCGACATCAAGACGACCGAGGAGGCCATCAAGGAAATCATCCCCGTCTACCAGGAGTGGGAGGCCCGTATGCGGGCCGCCGGGGTCGAGCAGTACGCCATCCACCAGGTCCTGAAGCGAGGGCTCCTGGTCTGGGGGCAGAGCGGCAACAGCGTAGAGGCCTTCATCGAGGAGATGGACTACTGGGCCAACGGCTCCATGGCGCAGGCCGAGGAGCAGATAGAGGACACCACCGACGCGCTTCGGCAGTTGGTGGTCAAGAACAGAGGCCCGCTCCAGGACTTCCTGAAATACACCGGCCAGGACTTCGATGAGTGGTCCGCCAAGCTGATGGAGACCTTCAAGGCCGAGGAGCCAAGAAAGGCCTTCCTGGCCTTCCTCAAGGAGCAGGAGAAGGCCTACCAGCAGTTCGCCAGCGGTGTCGAGCAGCAAATGAACTTCGTTGCAAACAGTTTCAGCGAGCTTGCCTCCCAGGAGAACGTCACTCTCAACAAGCTCATCGGGGGGATGCAGAAAACCCTCAAGGCCCAGCGGGAGATGGGCAACGACCTCGTGACCATCCAGAAGCGCGCCAAGCAGCTCGGGGTGAACCTGGACGCCCTCACGATGTCCCTCGTGGGGATGGGCGAGGACGGCGTGAAGGCAGCCGACCTCGTGGCGAACGCCAACGACGAGAAGTTCAAGAAAATCGCGGGCATCTGGCAGAAAGCAGAGGGAGACGCCAAGAGCACCGGCAACGCCATCGCCGACGCCATCATCGGGCCCCTGGAGAGCATCGAGGCCCTCCTCCGGCGGATTGCTCACACCTGGATTCCCACAATCAAGCTCCAGGGCGACATAGAAGCGGCGGAGCGGCTCAACTACCTGGCAGACCAGCTCGCCCAAATCGAGGGCACCCACCACGTCAGCATCAACGTGTCCACCACGGGCGACAGCACGCTGGGCGGCATCCCCATCGCGCAGGGCGGCGTCATCGCGGGGGCCAGCGGGTTCGTGACCCGCGGGCCCACCTACCTCGTCGGCGAGGGGCTCGGCGCTACGCGCTTCGGGCGCGGGGCTGAGGCCGTGCTGCCCCTGAGCGCCTCCATGCTCTCCCGCCTCGGCAAGGCCATCGTGGATGCCTCCCCGCGCCAGGGGGGCGGAGGGGCCACCGTGGTCATCCAGGGGGACATCTACGGGATGCCTGACTTCGAGCGCAAGGTCGAGCGGGCCCTTGCCAAGGCCCTGACGAGGAACCGATGACAACTACCCTGCAAATCGTGAACCCCGGGGACCTCACCTCGGTTCTGTTCGACTTCAACGACTCCACCGGGGCGAACAACCCAGGCGGGCTGAAAACCTGGCTCGCGGTGGGCGGAGCCCTCAGCCTCGGAGCGCCTGACGCTCGGGTCGAGCAGGGGGCGAGCGACGAGGCCGACGGCGAGCTCCTCATCGAGCACGACACCATCGTGGAGATGGACTTCCGCATGGCCGTGGACGGCACGACCGTAGCGGACCTCCGCACCGGATTCGGTGCGCTGCAACGCTACCTGTACCGCGGGGGGGTCATCAAGTACGTCCCCCACGGCGGTGCTGGCCCCGAGACCCGGTACATCGACTTCTACCCCTCGCCCATCCCCGCCCTGCTCCAGGGCGAGGACAGCGAGCTGCTGTTCCTGTCGCAGGCCCAGCAGCGAGAGGGCATCCAACTGACCATCCTCCGGCGCGCAGCCATGCGCGGGGCGAAAATCACCTCCGCCGACAACCTGCTGAAGAACGCCACCTGCCTGCGGGACAGCGACGACGACGGCGACCCGGACCTCTGGGGCCACAACGCAACGGACTGGGGCTCCTTGACCATCTCGGGGACCGCGGAGGCCTGGCAGCTCACGAAGATTGCGACCGGCACCATCTACATCGTCAATCAGGCGACCGCCGCTGGCAGCGTCGTCGAAGGCGACGTGGTGACGGGCTCCATAGACTTCCGCATGAGCTCGGGGACCCCCACGGGGGACACGTTCCGAGCCTCGATGAACTTCAGGAACTCGGGCGGGGGCGTACTCCAGACCACCAACGGCGCCACCGTGAACCCGGTCGTCGGCCGGTGGTATCGGCTCACCGTGACCGGCACCGCGCCCGCCAACACCTCCGATGTCATGTTCTTCCTGGACATCCCCACGTCCTCGGGGACCGGGGAAGTCATCCAGGTGCGGAACGCGAAGGTCGAAAAGGCCTCCAGCGCAACGCCTTTCAGCGTCGGTGAGGACACCATCAGTCAGGACCCCTCCTACGCAGGGCTCTCGCGGATTGCGCCGTTCTGGAACGCGGGCGACGTGCGCGCCCCGGTCCGCTTCACCCCGAAGCTCCTGAGCTCGGGGGTGAAGGCCACGCAGATGATGACCGCCCTGAACACGAACAACGGCGTGGTGGGGCGCAGGGTCCTCGCCACGCTCCTGAACAAGGACACCTACTGGGTGGACCTGTCCGCCACCGCGAACGGCTGGACCCGGACCCTCTACTCGGAGGCGACCCAGCAGACCCGGACCGGGTGCTGGGGCGGCAACGCCGTCCAAGTCACCCACGCGACCTACTACGGCTCGGACGAGCTGGTCAGGCGCGTGCGGGTCCACAGGACCGGCTCCATGACCACCCTCCGGGGCTCCTGGCACGTCTACGGCATCTACTCGGGGGGCAGCGAGGACGGGCGCGGGAAGGTCCAGCTCCGGTGGTCGCCGACTACCGCCGAGCCGTGTGTGCACGTCGAGAAGCGCGTAGCGTTCCGAGACGCGGGGACCGGCCGGTCCTACCTCTACCTCGGCAAAATCCAGGTGCCTGAGCCGACCGACGTGACGCCCCAGGGCCTCGCCCTGGAGCTCTGGGAGACGTACAGCGTCCAGAACACCAACATCTACTGGGACGGACTGGTTCTCATCCCCGGAGAGGACCACCAGCCGCGTTCGGCCATGGTCGTCCGCGACGGGGCAGAGGACACCTACACCCCCAGCCTCATGACCACCCCCTGCTACAAGCTGACCGCCGACCCCACCTGGACGGCGGGGACCACGGCGGGCGGGCCGATGTACCTCAACGACGAGTACGACGCCGCGGGCATCGGGTCGAACGCCGGGACCACTTACGGTGCAGGGCATTGGAAGTTCAAGGTGAAGGTCGGGTACTTCGACGACGGCTACTCCGGGTGCAAGTTCAAGGTCCGCGTCGTCACGGTCGGAGGCGCGGGCGCAGGCTCTGTGATTGCCTCTCAGACCCTGACGACCACGGGGACGAGTGAGTGGACCGAGGAGGTCGTAGCTCTCAGGTTCGACGCCAGCGGCACGGACGCCTACCAGGTCCAGGTCTGTTTCACCGAGAACCTGACCCACACCTCCGTCTACGGCGGAGTCATTGCGCTGGAGAGCTTCTTCCAGCCGGTCGTCACGCAGAACGCTTACTTCCTCTCCGACCCCGAGAGCGGGCAGGCCTGGTCGCTGGACACCGGCGGGGAGTTCGCGCAGGACGTGGACCTTGAGGGGCCAGGCTCCTTCAGGGCCGACCCGGGGCTCAACCTCGTCCACGCCGTCCTCCTGGAGGCCCCGGTCGCCGGGGCGGAGGATGACCAGGAGGTCTACGACCGCACCTGGACCATGGGGTACAGCTACTACCCGAGGTACTTGTCGTGAGCAGCCTCCTCCCGCACGAGCGTGAGCGGTCGAGCATCGAGAGAATCACCTGGGTGGTGGACGGCCGGGCCGTCCCCGTGACCCCTGAGACCCGCTGGACGGCCACCGCGCTGGCCTACGGGGGCTACGACAGGTTCACCATGGAGGTGCCAGCCAAGGCGGTTCGCCACGCGGGGCAGGGCGCCCCGGTCGTGGGCTACCGCGCGAACGGGGACGTGCTCTGGCGGGGCCGCCTCTCCACCGACCCTGTGCTGGAGGACTCCGGGGCGGTCACGCTCAGGGCGACCGGCCCAAGAGCGTTGCTGGACAACAACTATGGGCAACTGTTCTACTGCGAGCTCGGCGCGAGTGAGTGGGTCGTCGCCGATTCCGACCCGTTCCACTACAACGTGAGCGTGAAGATGGAAACGCAGACCAAGGGCTCCCGGATGGGGTGGGTCCTCGACAAGAACCAGACCTACGCCAACGGGAACGTCAGCTCATTCGTCAGGTGGATTCCGGGGCAGGACATCCAGAAAATCTCCTTCACCGTGCGGAAGTCCGGGACGCTGAACAACTGGGAGTACGTCCTGTGGGTAGGGGAGGGGCCCAACCCCGCCACGGAGGAGCGGACCTGGACCGTGAGCTCCCACTCGGACGGCGAGGTCATCACCGACAACCTCTCCACGCCATACGATTGCGTCCGGCTCGGCTTGCGCTGCACCCAGGACGCCACGACCCACGCCCAGAACGAGAAAATCTGGGTCCAGGACCTCCAGCTCTGGGGGCTGGGAATCAAGGCCCCTACGACCGGCCTGGTAGCCGCCCGCGTAGCGGCCGACCTCAACCTGGATGGCACCGACATCGCGGGCCACTCCACGGTGGAGCTCGACGGTTTCCATTGGCAGGACGGCTCCTACGCCGACCTGATGGACTACCTGAGCATGATTGAGGACTGGCGCTGGTCGGTTCTGAACCCGACCGTCCGCAGGGGCGATGAGCGGCTCGTGTTCGAGCCGTGGGGCCACAGGCCCCTCCGTGTCGTGGTGGGCGAGGGGAACCTCGACACCCAGGAGTTTTTCAACCGGGTGGTCGTCAGGTACGAGTCATCCCGCGGGGTTCCCGTGGATGTGGTCGTGAACGCCCCGCCCCAGCACGACCCGCTGGCCCGCTACGGCGTCGTGAACAGCCTCTACTACGACCTGGGCTCCGACGTGCGCCCGGACCAGAAGCTCGCCCGCCTGGTCGCAGCGCGCCTGCTGGAGCAGGCTCTCACCCCGAGGGCGACGGGAAGCATTGCGGCGCAGTCGGTCGTGTCCTCCCACGGCCCGCAATCGCCCTACGGTCTCTGCGCGGGGGATGTCGTGAAGCTCACGACCCGCTACGACCTGGCGCCCCAGCGCGTGATGGGGATTGCCTACACCGAGGAGGGCGTCGAGCTGGAAATCGGCGAGGAGCTGGACGTGACTCGCCTGCTCGCCCGGCGGGCCATGAAGGTGGCCTCGCGGGGCAGGGCCTAGCCCACCAGCCGGTAGCTGAAGTGCCAGGGCTCTTTCCACGCGTTGAACTGCTGCCATCCGTGCAGGTACAGGAGCCGCCTGATTTCATCGGTGACTCTGCTCACGTCGATGGCGAGGCCCTTCTCGTGGAGCGAGTGCCCCGGAGGGGCTACGAGCCAAGGCTTCTGGGCATAGGCCGCCGCCTGCTGGGCGTGGGAACGCCAGCAGGAGCTGAAGGAGATGTGGTAGCCGAGCGAGGCCTCAACGTGGGCCATCGACGCGGCGGCGCCGCTGTCGAGGCGGCAGGAGCCGCGAAAAGCCACGACGTGCCCGCTGATGGGGGGCCAGTCGGCCTTGCCCGCGATTTTCTCGAAGCGCGGGTAGGGCTTCGGGGGACGGTAGATGGTCTCTGTGACCACCTTGGTGAAGATGCGGCCGAGGGTGCTTCCTGGCGTGGCATCGTGGACAACCCTTGTAGCCCAACGTACCTGCTCTGAGGAGGGGGCCGTGATGCGCCCGGTGAGGACACCGAGAGCCAGGAGGAGGACTGCCAGGACGCTGGCAATCTGCCTCCGGTTCATCACACGTCCACGACCTTGACGTAGCCGTAGACGACCGTTTCTTTCTTGCCGCTCTTGGTCACGTCGATGTGGAAAAAGAGCTGCCCGGCGGTCGCCAGGTCCGCCGCGGCCATCTGGACGGAGAACACCCCGCCAGGACCATCGACGATGGTGATTTTCGCGTTCTCGGTGGTGTACTGGGCCGACGGGTCCGCGACGGCCGGGGCCGCCTTCAGGAACATGGCGATGGTGGAGCCGGTCAGGACGTAGGGGTCGGTCGTTCCGGCGTAGCGGAGGGTGAACTGGAGCGCAGGGTCGTTGCCCTGGAACACGGTCAGGTTGGTGAGAGCTGGGGTTGCCATGAGCCCATGGGACGCCCCTGGTCAAGGCGGCTACCGGATGTGCTCTGGGTCCTCCAGCAGTACGTCGAGCTCGTGCGGGTCCACGGTGACCCCGTAGCGGCCCAGCACCTCCACGAGGAGCTCGCGGGGGTCCACCACCACGTCATAGGCCTGACGCAGAACCTCGGCCGTGAGGAAAACGGTGGCCGTGAACGGCCCCTCCAGCAGCTTCTCCAGGGTGTCGGCCGCGGCGATAGCCTCGGCCAGGCTGCGCCCGAAGTGCCTGGTGAGAGAGTCTGCGACGGAAGCGGTGTCGAGCTGGGTCCGGGCGTAGTCCCGGAGCAGGTTGTCAGCGAGGGCCCCAGCCTCCGTGACCAGGAAGGCGAAGCCCCGCGCCACGGACTCGCTCACCGCGCCCGTGTCGGCCACGCTGCGGGCCCAGGCCCCAGCGCGGGCCAGGGAGTCGTCGACCGCGGCGTCCTCCGTCTGGGTGAAGCCCTGAGCCCGTAGCAGGGTCTCAGCCAGACCTCCGGTGTCGTCCTGTGTTCGGGCCCATGCAGCTACCCTGGAGGCGCTGTCGCCCAGCGCCCCGAGGTCAGTCACGGTCTTGAGCCACTCGCCTCCGCCCCAGAGCTCATGCGTGGCATCATCGAGCAGGCCCAGGGACTCTGCCGTGAGGACCCTAGACCAGCTCCGGGAGAGGCTATCCGAGGCGCTGAGAGCCTCTGTAAGGCTCCGGGCCATCTCCCGGGAGGATGTGTCGTCCACGGGCGCTGCGTCCGTCCTGGCGCGAACGGTGCCACGGGCGAGGGCTTCCACGGCGTCGGACACGTCGGAGACTGTGCGAACCATGTCGGCAACCCTCGTGGCGGCCTCGGAGGCGGCCACGTTGTCCGTAGCGAGGGCCCGAGCGTGGGCGCGGAAGATGCTCTCGGTCAGGGCCGAGGCCTCGGTCGAGGTCCTGGCGAAGGCGACGACGCGGGAGAGGGGGTCAGAAAGAGCCCCGAGGTCCGTGGCAGACCTGGCGAACGCTACGGCCCTGGAGAGCGGGTCGGCCAGGCCACCGAGGTCGGTGACGGTCTTGGTCCACTCGTTCCCTCCCGAGAGGACGTGTTCCACCGCGTCTATCAGAGCGTTCGGGTCGGTCAGGAGGCGCTGGAACGCAGCCGTGCGTGCCGCGGCCTCTTGCAGCGCCGCGGGGTCGGTCGTGGCTCGGGCGAACGCCGCCGTCCTGGAGACCGCCTCGGCGAGGGCGCCGAGGTCCGTGAGCTCGCGGTTCGCCGAGAGGGCGCGCGTTGGGGTGTCACCCAGCGCGCCCAAGTCTGTTGCGCCGCGGGCCATCGCGGCGGCACGGGAGATAACCTCTTGCAGCGCCGCGAGGTCAGCCACGGCCCGTGCGAAGTCCACCACCCTGGTGGTCGCCTCGACGATGGCGCCGAGGTCTGTGGGGGAGCGGGTTGCCGCGAGGGCGCGCGTTGGGGTGTCACCCAGCGCGCCCAGGTCGGTTGCGCTGCGGGCTATCCCGAGGCCGTGGGTCAGGGCGTCGTCCAGGGCGGCCAGGTCTGTTGCGCTGCGGGCCATCGCGGCGGCGCGGTCGATGGCCTCAGCGATTGCCGTCAGGTCGATGGGGCTCCGCGCCGCGTCGTAGGCGCGAGAGTGGTTGTCCTGCAAGGCAGACGTTTCAGTCGCGGTCCTCCCGATGACGAGCACGCGGGCCAGGTCCTCGGCGAGGGCCGCCAGGTCGGTCGCCCCGCGGGCCGCCGCGAAGGCGCGCGTCGGGGTGTCGCCGAGCGCGCCCAGGTCGGTCGGCGTCCGCACGGCGGCGTAGACCCGGGAGAGGGCCTCCCCGATGGCTGCGAGGTCGGTCGGGGTCTTGGAGTGCGCCGTGCCGGAGGAGAACTCCAGGACGAAGGGGAGCCCGCTGGCGTTGGGTGTCCAGGTCCCGTCGTTCAGGGAGTAGCCCTCGCTCCAGTCCCCGTAGAAGGAGAGGTACACACTCTGGCCGCTCAGGGAGTAGCGGTTGGAGTCGTTCAGGGAGCCTGTTCTCTCGACGCGGAGGTAGTAGGTCGTGGATGCCGACAGGCTGACGGCGCTGCTGAAGGCGAAGTAGGTCCACTCCTCGCCGTAGATGTCCAGGGAGGACCCGGTGATGTCCCCGTACCCCAGGTAGCTTCCGTCGAAGCTGCCGCTGGCGATGCCCACCCGGAGGGAGTCCGTCGGGGTCCCGTACTTGGTAGCCCTGACCCAGACCCCGCCGACGGACTTGGCCGAGCCGAGCGAGAACGACGCCGCCCACTTCTCGTAGGTGGTACTCCCCATCTGGAAGGTCGTCACCGTGGCGATGCAGGCTCCGCCCGAGTAGCCGCTGCCCCCGTACACCGCCAGCCATTTCAGGGCCCCCTCCTCGGAGGCGGCCAGCGTGTGCCCGTCGGCGCCTGTGGGGTGTTCGAGGGGGACCGTGGTGTTGCTCGTGTACGCCCGCGAGGCAACCTGCACCATCGTGGTGCCCGAGCCGGTCGTGGACTTACAGAGGTCCTCCTCCGTGTAGTTGGTCGGCCCCCACCCAGTTGTGTTGTCGTCGTCATCGGTGCCGAGGCCGCTGAGAATCAGCAGGTCGTCAGAGTCCCCTAGGGGGTACACGCCCGCGATGCTGCCGGAGGGGAACTGCGTGCCCGAGCCGGTCGCGTTCGGCGCGAGGAACAGCGGGGCGGGGGTGCCCCCGAGCCAAGTGTTCCCCGTGATGCGGTAAGCCACCCAGGCGCCCTGCTCGCTCGCGCTGATGGTGAAGTTCACGGAGCTCCCCTCGGAGCCCGTCCCCCGGTGGACGACGATGGACGTGGTGGAGGCGCCTGAAGTGAGATACCAGTTGAGGTACTCGAACCCGGTGGGGAAGGAGGAGATGCTGACGCCATCACCATCGAAGGAAGCGAAGATGAGGATGAGGTCGTCTGCCGCGATGCTCGCGGGCAGGTTCACCGAGTGGGTCGTGGTGTTCGACCCGATGGAAGTCGTTGCCCTGGAGGCGATGACGGGGGCTGCCATTCAGCCCCCCGTTAGCCGGTGCACCAGACGCCGATGATGGGGTAGGCGTCAGGAGTCAGGGCGTTCCCCTCCTCATCGGTGCGGAAGTCGAACCGCCGGGCGACCCCGGCGGGCACGGCGTACTCGTTGTACCCCGCGGGGACGTTGGAGACCCGCTGAAACCCCTTGCCGTCCGGGGTTCGGATTTCCCACGCAACCTCGGTCTTGGTCCCCGGGTTGTCGCAGGTAGCCCGGGTCGGGCGCCCAGTCGTGTCCTCGTAGAAGATGGCGAAATGGATGCCGCCGCTCCACACTTCGCAGCCAATCACTTCAGCCATGCGTTGCCTCGCAAGCTCTTACAGCCAGGCCGCCCCCCGTTCCTGCGGGTGACGGCCATGGCTTGCGTCCTTCGGGTTTTACAGGGTCCCGAGGTCGTGGTTCCAGGTGATTGCCAGCGAGTCGCCGGAGCCCTTGTTCACCGGGGAGGTGGTGTCGATGGCCCGCGAGATGGTGTTCGCGGCCGTCCCGGCAACGTCGGTGATGGGGGTCTCGTTCGTGACGACCCACTCGTCGATGCCGTTCTGGGTCACATCGCCTGCGTCCCAGGTGCACTTGTAGGTGATGCGCCGGAGACCCGAGCTCAGGGAGCTCTGCGGGTACGACGCGTCGTGGGCCTCTTGGGAGCCCGAGATGTAGGTGACGATGGCGGCGCCAGCGCCGGTCTTGGAGGCCGCGGTCTCGCCGCCGGTCCCCAGCCGCATCCCGGTGGCGTAGTTGTTGGAGCCGATGTTGGCCCCACGCTCTCCGTACACCTGGTCGCCCACCTCGGTGACCTTGTTGTGGAACACCGAGAGGTGCTTCACGCGGCCGTCCTCGCCGCGGAGCTCCACGAAGCCCGAGCCGGTGACGAAGGAGTGGTCCTGGTCAGGGCGGAGGTAGTGCGCCTCACGGGCCGCAGCATCGGCCAAGGCCTCGCCGTCGATGAACTGGCCGGACCCCAGGGCATCCTCGATGAGCTCCTTGATGAAGCGGCGGATGTCGTACAGCGTGGTCATGTTTCCCTTCCTTATGCGGTGTAGGCGGTAGAGACGGCGTTCTTCAGGACGACGGTGACGACCGAGCCAGCCGCAGGCACGACGGCCATGCCGTCGATGGCGACCTTGAACGGGGCGCCACCGGGGTCAGCGGCGGGCGGCTCGGGCACGAGCAGCGCGACGTTCGGGACCTGCACCTGGAGGGAGTGGTTCACGTTCCCGTTGCAGGCGAAGGTGAAGTCGATGGAGCCCATCACGATGGTCGAGGAAGCGGTGGTGCCGCCGGTCGAGCCGAAGTAGGTCGCGCGGTAGGCATCGAAGTCCTGCCACACGGTGTCCAGGGCCACGCCAACCTCGTAGCGGCCACGGGAGACGAGGCCGGGGGTCAGCGCCTCAGCGGTGTGCACGAGGTCGGTCTGGCGGGCGATGCGGATGGTGCCGCCCACGATGTTCACCTTGGCCGTGGCCGCCGGGGTGGTGTCCTCGTCCAGCTTCAGGGACCCGCCGACCGGGGTGAAATACTCGCCCGTGGAGGTGTACTTCTCGGTGGTCGTTGCGGTGTAAGCGCTTCCGAGCGCCGAGGGGGTCTTGCCCAGGAACCGGAGGCCGAGCTTCAGGGGCTCGTCCGCCGTCATCTCGAAGCGCATCTCAGCCAGGAGGCCGTCCACGAACTTCTCGTAGAGGTCGCCGGGGCGCCGGGAGAACAGGGTCTGCCACACGTCGTTGCCCGCAGGCGTGAACGTGTGGGTGTAGGGGTCGGCCGCGCCGGTCTTGGTGTCGGTCGGGAGAATCCCCACGATGAAGGCACCGGCCGAGGCGGGGAAGGCCGGGACCACAAGGTCTGCCTCCCAATGGATGTCGGTCTTGACCAGACCCGGGTAGGTGTTGGCGGTGTCGGTGACGTTGAACCTAGTCACCGCCTGCGTAGGCCCCGGCAGACCAGAGTAGACCGGGAGCGCGTAGACGGGGTTGGAGGCCCCTGTGCCCTCGGAAGCCTGCTTGCCGATTGCCACCTCAGCTACGGCAGCACTCTGAACGATGGTCACTTGCGGGGTCCTTCCTTCTTGTGGGGTTCACGGACGATGCCGACCAGACCGTCGAGAACCGATGCGAGGTAGACATCCTCGACATCGGCGCAGCCCGCCTCGTCGAACTCGACCACGAGGGCACGGCCCTGCTTGTCCGGGGTGGCGACGATGGTTCCTGGCGCGGCGTGGAAGTGCACGGGTTTTCTCATCTCGTGACTGAGCCTGCGATGCAGGTCAAGGCGTTTTACGCGGTGTACGGAACCGGAACCCAGACGACGAGCTCTGCTACCCACCAGCGGACCAGGCCGCCGGTCTGCGCCCCGCCGATGCCGACCTCGGCGCCCACCCAGTCCATGCGCCCTCCCTGCTGGGTGCGGAAGGCGTCGCTCATGAAGATGGCGCGCACGTCCTCCAGCATCTCGTACAGGGCATAGGCAGCGTCCTCGCTGGCCTGGTGGTCGTCGCCCTCCTCGTCGGGCTCCCAGTAGGCGAGGCCTAGGGAGTAGCGGACCAGGCAGTTGCCGGTGGTGTGGGGCACGGTCTCCTCGCCGCCCTCGCCCGCTGCCCAGCAAGCGATGTGGGGCTCCCCGTCAGCGACCAGGTTCTCGATAGACCGGGGGGTGTACCGATGGACCTGGATTCCAGACAGGGCGGGGACCAGGGCGATAACTTCCGCCAGGATTGTGTCGCACAGCTCTGAGTAGATGCTCACTACGAACCTCCGAAACCTGGGCTAAGACCGGCGCCCATACGCTTCCGTAGTTCGACGGCGTAAAGCCCCTTCCAGGCCCATGCCGCGAAGCGCATGAAGCCCTGTCCACCGAACGTCGGTCCTTGAACCGGCCCGCGGACAGGCCCGAAGTTTTGCCGCATGGAGCGGCGCCCCGGGATGACGTAGACCGTCGGCTTGTTCTTGGGGGCACGCGAGGCCAGGATTTGCCCCGGCGCTCCAATGGTGTACGAGGCATGGACTCCGTACTCTTGCGCCGCAGCGTGTTTGGCTTGGGCCATGAGGGCACCGGCGAATCCCACACCGACCATCGGACGGATGGACCGTCTGAGCTCACCACTACGGATGGGCGCACGCATCCGAGCCACACCGGCTGCCTTGGCAACCGAAGGGGGGAAGGCCGCCGCGACTCGACCCAGCAGCACATCTGGCCTCCAGATGACGACGGGCACTAGAAAATCCTCGAAGGGACGCGGAAGTGCTTGATGATGCGGTCCACCTCGGGGATGCCGGTCTGGCTGTCAGGGTCCGTCTCGTAGTCCACGTCGGGCGTGCTCCACCGGACCGCGTGATGGCGGCCCTTGTTGCCCTTGATGGACTCGTAGACCATGAGGGCCACGGCACGCTTGACCTGGTAGGGGAGGGCCGCCCAGCCATGGGAGGTCCCCGTCAGCGCCACGGTGTCCTGTGTGCGCCAGACGCCGCCGTCGAGGCGCTCCAGGCCGAACTTCCGCACCCGGAACGCGGTGCTCTCCAGGGTGGTCACCGAGCCGTCAGGCGCGGTGGTGGTCACCGTGGTCACCGCGGTGAGGCGGTAGCCGGGGGTCAGGAGCAGCGCCATGCCTGAGCCCACGAAGGTCAGGTTCACGCCCGTCTCCGGCGCGAAGTGGTCGCGGGTCAGTCGGTCGAACTCGTCTTGCTGTGCAGCGATTTCCGAGGTGATGCGGGCGTCAGCGGCGTTCTGCGCCGAGAGCACGATGTCGGGCCAGAGCGCGGTGCCTTCACGGAAATCTGCGAAGGTGAGGTAGGCAGTCATAGCACCTGGAGGGTGCCTCGCCTGTCACGGCGGGTATGACGAAGGCCCCCTCGGCAAAGGGGGCCTGCGTCCTTGATGTTGCCTTCAGCGCAACGGATTAGGTGGCGCTGTTCTTGCCGATGGCAACGGAGTCGGTCCGAACGAGGTCAGCGCCGTACCGCACGAAGATGCGGAAACCGACCTGGCCGCTCGCCGAGTACAGCTCGTTCAGACGCTGCATCGAGATGGCCGGACGCCGGATGACCCAGTAGGGGCTGAAGTCACCGAACACCAGGGACTTGGCGCTCGCAGCCATGGCCGCCACGTCAGGGTTGATGACGATGGGGTAGCCGAGCAGCGTGCCAGGGTCCGCCCCGGTCAGGCCCGGCTGCCAGAGGTACTGGTTCCAGGTCTCACCGGAAACGACGGTCTGCCTGATGAGGGCGATGATTTTCAGCGTGGAGTCCGCGAACATCCAGCGGCACGCGGAGGTCCGGTACTGCGCCGGGACCTTGAACTTCACGTCGTGAAGGTGGTCCACGGTGCCGATGCCGGTAGCTCCACCCGTCGCCTGCGTGACCGTCATGCCCGCCGCAGCGGCGGTGACGATACCGTAGGGCTGGGCCGAGCCGGTGCCGACGGTGAGGGCGGTGTTGAGCAGGACGCCCAGGGAGCGGCCGAACTCGCCCGCCATCCAGGAGTCGAGGTCGAAGTAGGCGTCCGCGAGGAGCTCCTCGGACACCTTGCTCAGGCGCGTGGCCTTGTAGACCGTGATGCTCTTGGTGCCGAACGCAGCGTCGGAGTCGTTGAACGCGACTTCCTCAGCGGTCCACGCGGCGCTCCCGTGGGAGGCAACCGTGGGGATTTCGACGGCGTTGGTGTTCACGTCGATGACGGTCGCAAGACCGAGCATCGGGGCAGCAGCAGCGAGGGAGTCCACGAGCCGGGCCAGGAACTCCGGGGGCACGATGTAGCCACCCTCAGAGTCGGTGCCCTCTTGCAGGGCCTTGACCTGGTGCAGGGTCTCCTTGACCTCGCCGGTGCGGAGGTAGTGGCCGAAGTCCTTGGTGTAGGCGTCGGTCGCCACCAGCGCCTTGCGGGACGGGCGCTCTGTCGCAAGCGTGGGGCGCTGGTTCTCAAGGCCCAGCACCTCCATGACCTTGGACATACGGGCCTCGCGGTCCGCCGCCTTCATGAGCTCCTCGCCATCTGCGATGGCGCGGTCGATGAAAGCCTGGTCCTCAGCCGACAGCTCCCCATCCTTGGCCGCGTCCACCTTGGCGCGGGCCTCGTTGAGTGCCTTCCAGGCATCAACGCGGAGGGTCTTGATGTCCATTTGTTCCTCTCTTGGACAACAGGGTGAGTGTGTTTCTCTGACCAGCTACGGGGCTCACGGCGGGCCCCATGCCTGGGGCGCACCATGGCGCGGTGGCTTGCGACTGCTAGTGAAGGGCGCAGGTCAAGGCGTTTTGCAGAAAACCTCTGCAACCCAGACGGTATCGCCGTCCTTGACCACTCCCAGGCCCACGGACCCGTAGGGGCCGAGCACGTTGGCACGGTGGGCGGGGGACGCCATGAACGCACGGTGAACCGAGCGCAGAGTCGGCCCGAGGCCGACGTTCTCGGCCCACGCCGAGCAGCGGGGGGGCACGACGCCGGAGTGCTCCAGGAGGCCGTTCGCGGCCATGACACGGGCCTGCTCCTCCGCGATGTCGCGGAGCCGGGCGGCCCTGACCAGCGGCTTCAGGCCGTGGTCGGACCGCGCTGCGTTGGTGAAGCCCAGGAGCTTCGCCTCCGGCTTGGGGAGCGCGGCTGAGGCGCTGCCCGCTGAGAACAGCAGCAGCGCAAGGAGTCCTACGATGAAGCGATGAGGAAGTGGTAGCCGAGCCATGCGATGAGACCTCCTGCAATCCAGTAGAGGGGCTGTCCGCGGTCCTTGAGGCGGAACAGGTTGCGGAGGTGGTAGGTCAGGGGCTGAAAACCGTCGTGCGCGTTCCAGATGGCGTACCCCTCGGCCACGAAGAAAGCGAGACCGATTGCAGCCCAAACGATGATGTCTGCCATGCGTCACCTCCAGGCTGGCGAGGTGCGGCCCAGCCGCCACCTGGGGCTAGAGCGGCGGTCTTTTCGCACCATCATTCGCCAGGCCTATCCGGTGCGGGTGGGGCTCACCACGCACCCAAACCTCCAGGCCGCGGTGGTCTATGACCACGCGGCACACGGTCCCCGGGTCGTACCCGAGGGACGCCAACAGCCGAGCAACCTCCGAAGGCATAGCCCTCGTCACGCTCTGAGTAGAGACTCGATGCGGTCCAGCATCTCCGTGATGCGGGAGCGGGTCGCTTGCAGCGCAGCGGAGATGGTGGGGTCCTCCGAAGCCTCGTCGCTAGTGGCCTCGGCTGCGGCGTCCTCGGCGCCATCCTCGGCCGCCTCGTCGTCCTTTTTCCGGCGACGGTTCAGGCCGTGGCACTTCTCGCACGCCTCGTCCTCGCAGGGCTCGTGCTCCTCGTCGGCGCTCTTGACAGCCACGAGGCGAGTCTTGGGGTTGTCGCCCAGAAGAACGGGGGACACCTCGTACACGGTGCCCTTCAACAGGTCGCGCCCGCCGTACTCGTTCGGGCGCCACTCCTGGACGGAGTAGCCGAAGCTGAACTCCTGGTCCTCCGGGGCGAACTTGAAGTCTGAGTAGACCTCACGGGCGAGCTGCTTCTCCATGTTGAACGCGACGGTGACCTCCAGGCCCTCGTCGGTCTCATGAGCCTCCAGCACCTTGCCCAGCCGGTGCGTGACCTCCCACTTGTGGTCGGCCACGAACTTGGGCTTGCGAATCTGGAGGGACTCCTGGAAGAAGCCCTTGAACACACGGTCCTTGGAGCTGTCCACGTTGCCGAACACGGACGCCACGAACGTGGCAGTCCCCTCAGCCTCGTTGAGCTCCTTGACCTGAACGGGGGCGGTGAATCGCTTGGTCTCCATAGCCACCCGACCATCCCCCTGTGGTCAAGGCGCTGACTGTCCGCCGCTCGCCAGGAACCGGAGAGCGTCCTGGTTCAGCGGGTCTACGATGTCCTTGCCGTAGACCTCTACGTAGTCGATTCCCCTGGAGAGCCCCGCTCCATCGAACAGAGCGTTCTCGAACGCCGTCCTCAACGACGCCGCCGTCGGAGCATCCCCTATCATCTGGTAGCCCACGGTGGTCATCGGTGCGGCTGCGTCCAGGACTTTCGTGAAGGGGCCTCCGGGGCTGGTGTTCGCACTCAGGGCGTTGCTCTGGAGCCCCGCCCGAGGAGTGAGTGAGAGAGCGATGTCCACCACCGGCTGCATCACGTTCGTCGGCCAGGTCTTAGCAGGGTAGAAGGGGTGTCCGATGTTCAGGACGATGAGCTTCGAGGGGAAGGCGCTCCTGAACTTTGTGAGCACCGCCCCCCACGCCCTGATGAGCTTCGCATCGGTGTACCCCGCAGCAACCCACTTAGGAACGTCGTTCGGCAGCGACATCTCACCCTGGTGCCCGCACCCTGCTGTCTGGATTGCCACCACGCTAGGGTTCGACCCGTATCGAGCTGCGAACTGGGTGATAAATGCCTTCCAGTAAGACAGGTACTTCCAATGCCAGACCACAGGGACGTTCGCCGAAGGGATGCCCCATCCGTAGAGGTACTCAGTCGTGAAGGTGAGGTAGGGGACCTCCGCCAGGACCCAGGCAGGAGTCATCGCTCCTGCATTGACCCTCAAGATGACGGGCTTCCCGTAGCTCTGGGCTAGGGCGAGCTTCTTGTCGATGACAGACCAGTCGAACGAGGTTTTCGTGGGTTGAACGACCTTCCATCCGACCCCGATGCTCAAGCCGGTCACGTAAGGGTTCGACAGTATCGCCGGGATGTCGGCATCCCTGTACCACACGCCGTAGATGCCGACCGGCCAATCGGTAGGCTCTGTGTCGCCAGGGACGGTCATAGCAGCGGTGCAGAGCGACGTTGCTAGGAGCGCTGCTATCAGGCCGATGAGTCCGCGCTTCATCCGCCCGACCATCCCCCTGCGGTCAAGGCGCTACGATGTGGGGGTGAAGTGCGATTTCTGCTCAGATGTCCCGGTCGCCACACACTACGAGGTGCCGGGCTTCAGGGTGGACCTAGACGACCCCGGCGTGATTGCATACTCCGAGGGGCCCTGGGCGGCGTGTGCCGAGTGTGCTGCGCTCATCGACAAAGGCGACCGTCGCGGGCTCGCCGAGCGCGCGGCCCGCCGCCTGGGTCCCCTCTACGGCATCCCCAAGGGCCCTGCCCTGCAACAGGTGAGGAGGTTCCATGACCACTTCTGGGAACGGAAGATGCCCTAGCTGCGGGGAGGAGCTCCGCTACCGCGGCCAGTACCCGGCCGTGAGCAGGACGGACAACGAGACCGAGGTGTGCTCGTTCTGCGGGCAGGCAGAGGCGTTCGCCGACTTCTACGGCATCCCGTACCCGGAGTGGCCCATCGAGGGGCGGGCGGCCTACGCGGCCTACCTCCTCGACCATGGGGCACAGGTGAACGTGCTGGAGCTGGAGGAAAAGGTCGCCGATTTTGTGGAGCGCGGGGGAGTCGAACCCCCGTCCCCGGCGTCCTAGCCACCGGGTCGAAACCGGAGCGCCCCCCTACTCGCCGCCCTTTTGGATGTAGTCCTTCACGAACTCCTCGGCGTTCTCCTCAAGCACCTCGTCGATGTCATCGAGGAGCTCGTCCAGCTCGGACTTGAGCTTCTCCGTCCTGGGGTCAGCGTGGACCTGCCCGGCGTCACCGTCGGCGGCAGCAGGCGGGGCCTGCTTCTGAACCTGCACCTGCTCTGCCATCATGACTCCTTGCCGTGCAACAGCTCCCAGAGCAGCTCCGCGGCGCGCTCCGGGTCGTCCTTCGGGAGGCCCACGACCTCAACCGTGGGCTCCTTCTCAGCCTTCTTCTCGGTGGTCATGTTCGCCCCCTTGTCGATGTAGATGGTGGTCTTGTTCGCCAGGTCGAAGATGGCCCTCTGCCCGCTCTGCTTCCCGAACGCCGTAGCGGCGCTCTGTGAGGAAAATACGCGCGAGGTGTCCAGGAACAGCGTACCGTCGGCCTTGTCGAGCCAGCCACCAAAATGGTTCCCACGGACGGCCAGGAGCTCGGCGTGGTCGTCCGCATACTTCTGGCACGTCTTGGCAAGGCTTGCCTTGGAGAGCTTCCCAGCGTTCGTGATTTTGACCTCCGCCCCGGGGATGGCAACGCCGAACCCCTTGGTGGGCATGAAGCCATCGCCCACGCGGATGGTGAACCCATTTTCGCAGCGGTCGCTCAGGGCGCGGCCTGCGGCAGCGCCACCGAGCCCGCCGGAAGCGAACCGACCATCGGGTCCGTGGTAGGGGTTGAACTTGGCCTCGTCCAGGACCGCGCTCATGGGGTAGCGCAACGACTCTGCTACGCCCCTGAGCCACGCCTGGGCGTCGGGGCACTCGGCGGCGCGGTAGCCCCGCCACTCGCCCTCGATTTTGAGCGGGACCTTGTAGCCGTACTTCGGGTGGAGGAGCCAGGCCATCCGAGGCTCGTCGGAGACCACCTTGCCGTCCTGCACCCACAGGGTGCCGACGTAGACCTTGACACCCGTTGCGGCGGAGTAGATTCGGAGTCTCATGACATCATCCCATGGTGATGGCCTCGTCCATCGTGGGGAGGCGCAGGTTCGTGAGGAGGAAATCGAGGCGCTCCTCCATCAAGTCTAGGGCGGAGCCCTCCAGGCCCAAACCCTCCAGGTCCGCACGGGCCTCAGCCATGCGGTTCTTGAGCTTGGACAGAGCCGCGATGGTGTCGTCGTCCAGGTCGAGCATCCCGGGGTTGAGGCCGCTCATGTCCTCAACCACGGTCATCGGCATCGCGTTGAACCACTCGCCGTTCCCCACATCCTCGGAGCTGACGGTGGGGAAGGTCAGGTTGTGGTCGATGGGGACGTAGTGGGTGATGCCTGTCGAGGGGTCCTGCTGCACGAAGATGTTGCCGCCGTGGCGGTCCTGGTTGCCGATGAGGAAGTCGAGCACCGCGGTCCGGTGGAACGAGTGGTCGGTCCAGTCGATGTCGGCAGACGAGAACCACGGCGAGACGATGCTTCCCACGGTGCCGTCGCCGGGGACCATCCGCATGATGACCGAGAGCTCGGGGCCGTTGCCCGCGTCGGCCATGCCGATGAGGGTCTCGGGCACCTCGAAGAAGTGGTCCATGTAGCGGTCGAGCAGGTAGACGCTCCGCTCTCGGGCCGCTGAGGACTCGAAACTCCCCTGGGGGATGTTGTCTCGCCAGCAGGATTTCCAGCCGCTCCCGGGCTTGATGACCACATCGTCGGCGTAGCCGGGCAGGGTGCCCCGCAGCACGTCGTTCACATGGGCGTTGCCGAGGGGCGTCGTGCCCACGGGGGAGCCGCCCGAGGAGCTCAGGTGCGCCTCCAGGCTCTCGTCGTACCACTCGGAGGGCTGGACCGCCGGGACGGGCGGAGCCGTCGTACCCGCAGGTGCCGCCTCCATCGGGTGATGGTTCACGTTCTCCGCGTCCAGGGGGATGAGGCAGCAGGTGCAGTTGGGGTGCGCGGGGGGCTGCTGGATGATGCCCATGAAGTCGCCCGCGGGCTCCGGGAAGGGGCCGAACCCTGCGGCTGCGTGCTCCTCCATCGCAACCACTTTGCCGTCCAGGTGGAAGCAGATGCCCGATGTGCAGGGACCCCCGCCGAAGCTCCACCCCAGGGCCTCTACCCCCGACTCGCGGAACGCCACGTAGGCGCTGCGCTCGTAGGCCCAGGCGGCCTCGGTGCGCGCTACGCCCTCGGCCCTGGTGTAGGCGGTCGCGTAGAGGTCGCGGATGGCCTCCTGAAGGCCACGCTGGTCGATGCGCTCGTAGGCCAGGTCGCTGAACAGGCTCTCCATATCGGAGGGGAAACTGCGGCGAATCCAGGCCATCGCCTCGGGGACGTGGCCGGTCGCCAGGGCGCGCACCTCGTGGATGACCTCGTAGGGGTCCACCTTGGCCCCCCAGGCGCTGTTGGCAAGGTCCACCCCGGCCTCCGAGATGTGCCTGAAGAACCGCGTGAGCTCCACGCTGATGTCATAGTCGGTCCTGCCGATGAGGGCGTGCAGGTCGAACACCGGCCCAGCAACGGCGGCGCCGCCCTCGGCGAGCACGGCGCCGGGATGAAGGCCCCACTCGTCCAGGATGTCAGCCTGCCCGAACAGCAGCCATGTCGGTGGCCGCGGGGGCTTGTCGGCCTTGCTACGCAACGCTTCTGGGAACGCCTTGCCACCATCCTTGCGGATGGCGGTCAGGAGCACCTTCAGCTCGCCGCGCAGGTGGCCCTTCAGCCTGTCGGCGAGGGCCTTGGTCTGCCGCGCTACGAGCTCGTCGCGGGCGAGCTTGTAGTCTCGTACCCGTTCAGGAGTGCTCTCCAAAAGTCCTTCGGAGACAGCGATTTTGGAGCCCCCTTCGCGTTGCCAGAGCCGGTGGAGGGACCGTCCTGGTCGTTGTCGCCGCCCATGCCTCCGGTGGAGTCCTTGTCAGGCTGGGGCTGCGCCGTCGGGATGGGCTTGCCGTCGGGCCCGACCATCACCATGTTCATGGGGATGTAGGTGGGGCCTGCCGTGGGCGGGATGTCCTCCAGGCGCTTCACATACTCCGGCGGGAGCCACCCACCGTAGATGCCCTCCTTGTAGGCCCCGTACCGCTCGGCGATGTTGGGGTCGAGGATGTGGCGCATCTGGAACTGGGGGAAGGCCTCGCCCGGAAAATCGGGCATGAGCTGGAGCTCCATGGTCTCCTCCATGAGCACCGTCCAGACCTGCACCGCGTCGGCGTAGAGACCCTTCCGAATCTCGTCCGGCGTGGCCCGCGCGGAGTAGTCGTCGCTCAGGGGGTAGCCGTAGGCGTTGGCGAACCGACGCCGGGTAATCTGAGCGGTCTCGATGAACTCAGCGTCCTTCGGGCTCAGAGCCGTTGCCTTGTAGGTGATGCCCTCCTCCAGGATGGGGGTGCGGTAGCGCCCTCCCTTCCCGGCGAGCGCCTTGAACTGAGCCGACAGCCTCTCGATGGCCTCGTCGGTCATCGGCAGCGGGGACTCCAGGACCCCGTTGAGCCGGGCCCCCTGGACCCAAAAATCGACCGCTGCGCTCTCGGCGTCACGGCCGAGCTCGACCTGGTAGCGCATCGCCGTGAGCGGGCTGATGCCCAGCAGGTCGTCGAGGGGGTTGTAGTTGCGGAAGTGAACGATGTCCTCGGGCAGGTAGGGCTGCTCCTTGTTCCCGACCGTGTAGACCCAGCCGAGGAGGCGGCCGGAGTCAGGGTCGGGGACGGCCCGCATCCGCTCTGGGCGTAGCCGCCAGAGCTCCGCGGGCACCTCGGTCTGGGAGCGGACCTTGAGCCAGAAAGCGTTGCCGTGCAGGCACAGGTCGCCCACGGTGGACGAGATGAGCAGGGCCCTCGGCACCGTCGCGCTCGGCTTGCGGAGCAGCCGGGACGCGGGGTGGTCGGTGGCCTCCAGGTGGACCCCTCCGGGGCCCAGCTCCATGACCTTGATGGGCAGAGTGCTTGCAGCAGAGGAGATGCGACTGACGACCTCGTAGACAAAGTGCACGTCGGCGTAGGCCTTGCCCATGCTGCGGACACCGTTGTACGCCAGGTAGCTGGAGGGAACGTCGCCGCCCCCGTACCACCCAGCAGGTGCCACCATCACCTTTTGCATCGGCGGCTCAGATGGCGTGCGCCGCAGCCATTTCATCAGGCCCATTCGAGTACCTGCAACCCTCTCGTTTCGTAGACCGACCGCCCGCCCTGGGCGAGGCTCGCCGCCATGGCGAGGGCCCAGAAGCGGTCGAAGTGGAAGTTGCGCTCAGAGCCAGACTGGACGACCTTGCCGCCCGGCTGGCGCTTCGTGCGATTCAGCTCGTAGTCCTGGCGGCGGTCGCGGAGCAACGCGAGCTCGCCGTCCTCCAGCATCCGCTTGAGACCTTGGACCATCTCCGACTTGGAGGCTTCGGTGAACGTGATGGCGCGGGCCCTCCCTGGGCCCCACCGCTTCACGAGGTTCTCTGACATCTGCTGCCCCAACCCGAGGTGGTCGATGCCGAGTCGCAGGCCGGGGAGGCTGGTGAGCAGTCCATGGAGGCGCTCCTCCTGGTCTGCGAGCTTCTCGCCCCGCAGCTCAACGATTGACCGCTGCTCCCACCTGTCGCCCCTGCGCTCCAGGATTGTGAGCACGGCCGGGTGGCGACTCCCACCGGGGTCGTACCCTGCTAGGTACATACCATCGGGGTCCAGGCTAAGGTCGCTGGTGTTATCCCCTTCGTGCCAACACTTCCTGATGAGGTCCTGGCTGAAGGCGCTGTCGCCGCTGCCACCGCGGTTGCACTCGTACTCCTGGGCGAAATCCTCGGAGGGCATATTGCGGCGCTGGGCGTTGATGTTCTCCAGCACCTCGGAGCTCTCGGAGACCCACCATGGGAGGCGGAACTTGAGGAAGTCGGGGTAGGCGCCGGGCGCCATGACCTTGGCGAGCACGGTGTCCTCGCCGAAAACCGAGCTCCCCATCGTGAGGCGGCGTCTGCTACGGGTGACCCGGCCCATCGAGCCGGTGAACGTCTCGTTGTCCTGTCCGGGGCGGTAGTGGTCAATCTCGTCCAGGTAGACGTGCCCCGCAAGGCCTCTCAGGCCGGAGGTCGCGGGCTTCGTGATGAGGCGCGCCGGGCGCTCGCGCGGCCCGAACCAGAGCTCCTCGGAGGAGTCCCTGCTCAGGGGCACGAACCGGCGCAGCATCGGGTCGATGCCGTGGTAGAGCTTCAGGGCGTAGAGGATTTTCTCGCGGGCGTCAGACTCGTTGATGGAGATGAAGGCGCTCGTCTCGTCCTCGAAAACGAACGCCATCCAGAGTGCCTCCATCGCGCAGACGAACGAGTAGCCAATCTGGACCGACTTCTCCAGGGCGCGAAAGCGGTTGCGGCGCCGCATGAAAGCGACCTGCCACCCCTCCAGGCGGATGGGCTCACCCTCGTAGGTGACGTACATCTGGATGAACGAGGGGCCGTCAAGCAGCGTGCCCAGGGCGGGCTGCTCCACCTTGGAAAATACCGGCCGGATGTGGCCGGGGGTCCAGAGAGGGAGGTGAGACCCCCGCGGGACCGCGAGGTGGCGGTCAGGCATCGGGCGGCCCCGACGGGGAGGTCTCGTCCATGTTCATCTGGGCGAGGCGGCGCGAGAGCGCGTCGAAGAACTGCCGGGCAGCCTCGGCCTCACCCTTGGCCTCGCGGTACGCGGCCAGGCTGTCGGTGAGCTGCCGGTACTCGCGGAGCCGGTCAGTCACCGCTCGGTCCGGCGTGCCGCCGGTACGGGCCTCGTCCTTGAGGAGCTTCAGGATGTGCCGCGTCATGGCGACGTGCATCTCGTCGTATGCGGCGTAGGGGTCCTTGACGGCCAGCTCTACCAGGGCGTTCTGTTCCTCACGCACCTTGGCGGCAGCAGCCGCCCCCTTCGCCTGCGCCTCGGGGGTGATGCCCCCACGTTTCAACCCATCGGTGTTGCGCTTCGGCTGTGTCACGCCCCCCAGCGTGAGCCCCCGCGCAAGGCGGTAGACCGCCTGGGCGGGAGGTGCTATGATGCGAGCATGAAGGTATATCGCATCATCGAGCTCTCGGACAACGCACCGAGCCTCCCACGGGACACCTGGGTGAGGACCAAGGACGCCGCCGCCTGGATGGGCGTCTCCAACTTCTCCATCCTGCGCTTCGCCGAGGAGGGTAAACTCGCCGCCATCGACGAACCTTCGGCCGGGCGCTACGGCAAGCGCGTCTACGTCTGGTCGAACGACCTGATGCGGTTGAAAGCGCAACGCGCCTGACGCAAATCTGTCGGAAAGGCGTGGCAGACGGGCCGGGATGAGACGGGATGAGATGACAGAAACCAGGGGCCCCCAGGTTCAGGCCCCTGCCATTTCTACCATCACACTTGCTTCTACAACGACCGACGCCCGCTAGTGCAGCGCAAGGCATCTCGCCGGGCCTTGTCGAAAATCGGTCGCAAACGCTCCAGCGCAACGGCTAGAAGTTGGTGGTGGAAATGACACACCATCAGGCCGTGCGCCGGTAGGAGCGGTAGACCTCCACCTCGCCGTGCTCGGCGCAGGTCCACGCCTCCCCGGCCGGGGGGAGCTCCTCGCGGTAGTAGTCCTGGATGATGGGGATTTCGCACCCGCAGCGGAGCACCACGGCGCCCACCATCTTCATCCTCGGGAGCTTGGTCGCGGTGGTCACGCTGCCTCCCTTCGGGCGAGACACCCGCACGTCCAGATGACGTGCTGGGCGAGGCGGACCAGGGCCCTGACGGCCGCCGAGTCGAGCGGGCCGGGGGCGGCCTTCAGGCCCTCCTCCTGGATGCGCTCCAGCGCGTCGTGGTGCCGCTGGAGCTCGGCGTGCAGGAACTCGATGTAGCGGCGCTGGTGCTCCACCTCGTTCCTGAGCAGGATGAGCTGGCTGACTTCTTTCATAGCACTTTCACCTCACAGTCAAGAGGAGCTGCGGTGCAAGGCTTCATGAGCACGCCGGGGGCGTGGCAGTCGCATCCCCGGCAGTAGAAGCAGTAGGTGCCGGTTGAGTCCATGACGTGCGTGGAGTCGTACCCGAAATGCCAGGCGTCGGGCTGGCCCTGGGCCTTGCAGGCCTCCAGGTACAGGTTCGGCGTCCAGGACCCGCAGCGAGGGCACGACTTCCCCATGCGCGACGGCTCGTACTGGTACTCGTAGGCGGTCGGCGGGGTCCGCCACCCGGTGTTCATGCCGCCGCCTCCTCCCTCTCACGCGACAGGGCGTAGCTGACCAGGACCCTGACCACATCCTCGGTCAGGCCGCGGGCCGGGTCGGTCTTGACGAGGCAGAGGTCGGGGCGACCGAGGGCCCAATACTGGGCGTCCTCGTACAGGTCGTCGTCCACCCAGGCCACGTCCCGACCATCGCCGTGCTCCTCCAGCCAGACCCGCACATCGTTCAGCTTCCAGGTCGGGCCCGACCCCGCGTACCAGGAGATGTAGGGGCAGTCGGCGAGGTAGGCCCCCAGGTACTTGGAGAGCACCCGCGGAGCGTTGTCCTCCCAGGCGGTGCACCACACGATGTCGTAGTGCTCGGCCAGGCGGGCCAGGCGGGCCGTCGTCCCCAGGGGGATGCGGATGGGCCAGAGCTCGAACCAGAACTCGTACTCCAGGGCCTGCCCTGGCGGGCGGTTGCCGAACACGTTGAGCACACCGTCCACGTCGAGGAGGAGGATGGGCTTCATCGGCCACCCACCACCAGGTACTTCACGGCCGCGGCCACGATGGCCGCGAACCCCGCCAGGACGGGCAGACTCAGCAGGCCGAAAAACTCTCCGAACGTCATCGGTCCTCTCCTCCTCTCATCAGGTCCCCGAAAGCCTCAACGCGGCGGTGCTTCTTGCGCCCCAAGGCTTTCTGGTACATATCCATCGTCACCGAGCTCCGGGAGTGGCCCATGAGCTCCTTCAGGTCGTTGATGTCCGCCCCGCTCTCGCCCATGAGGGTGGCGTAGGCGTGGCGCAAATCGTGGAAGCGCAACGCCAGGCGGTGCGCTCTGCGGAAGTTTTCCCAGCGGTTCCAGAGCGAGCGCGGGTGCAGCGGGGCGCCGGTCTGGCTCGGGTACACGAGGTCGTGGTCACTCCACCGGGGGCCCATGAACAGACGCAGCTTCCGTTGCTCTGCACGGTGTCTCAGCAGGGACTCCACCACGAAGTCCGGCATCGGCACGGCGCGGCGCCCGGCCGCGGTCTTGGGCCCGCCGAACGTGCCGTCCGGGCGGACCGTCTGGCGGACGTGGAGCTCCTCGGTCTCGAAATCCACGTCGGCCCAGCGCAGGCCCAGCACCTCGCCGCGGCGGAGGCCGCAGCCGAGGGCCAGAGCTACGGGCACCTCGACCATCGTGTTCCTGGAGAACCCAAGCAGCGCAACGGCATCCTCGGGCTCCAGCGGTGGGGCCACGCTACGGTCACCATCGCGGGGGCCCAGGCCCGCCGCGGGATTGAAGGTGACCAGGCGCAGGCGCATCGCGTGGGTGAACACGCCGGACAGGCGGTTCAGCCGGAGCCGGACGGTGCTCGGCGCCAGCCCGGCGCCGACCATCTCGCGCACCCAGCGCGACACCATGGCCGGGGTGACCGACCCGATGGGGGCGTTCACCAGCCAGTCGGGGACGTAGCCCAGCAGGCGCCGGTACTCCTTCACCGAGGACAGGCCCTCGGCCTGCTTGTACGGGAGGTACTCATCCTCGATGAAGGTCCACAGGCGCAGGTGGCGAGGGTTCGCGTCCAGGCCGAAGCCGAGCTCGGCCTCGCGCACCATCGCGGCGAGCCGCTCGTCGGCCTCGCGCGACGTGCCGTGGTAGGTCTCGGTCCGCTTGCGGTAGCGGGAGGTCCGGGCGTCGAAACCCGTGGACACCTCCAGCAACCAGGCGTCCCCGCGCCGCCGCTTGTAGCCCTTCATGCCGCCGCCCCCTGGAGCCAGGCCTGGAGCTCGGCGGCGTAGGACTCGTCGCCCTCGCGGTCAGCTTCGGGCAGGGCGCGCGGGCGCCCGGTCTTGACGTGGTGCTTGGTCTGGACCTGGCGCCTGCGTTCGGTCTCCATGACCAGAACGCCCTTCGCCAGCAGGCGCTCCACGACGGTGAGCCCCGAGAGGTCGTCGTCGAAGGCGCCATCCAGGTAGGCCCGTTCCAGGGCAAGCAGCATGGGGCCGAGCACCTTGCCGACCTCATCCTCCTCGGCCTTGGACGGGTGAACCTCCACCTCGTCTACTTCCCACTCGGTCGTGGAGGTGCGGATGGGGCCGCCGGTCAGGAGCTTCAGGCGAAGCGCGTCGGCCAGGGCGTCACGGGGTCCGAACGGACCCCGGCCCCGGCGGACCTTCAGGGTCACGGTGATTTCCACGCCCTTCCTCCCTTCATGGAACCTCACTCGCATGATAGCACATCCTGTCAAGCA